CCATGGCTCGAAAGACCTGACGGCACGGCTGCTGGGCCAGTCGGGGACGCGTATGGTGTCGAGGTACGCGAGGTTTGAATTCGATACGTTACGCAGGGCACTAGTGGACTAGCCCCCTTGACAACTAGCCCGTAACGGCCTAGATTCATCCCGAATGAACGCTGAATCCATGTCGCAAGGGCTGCGAGAAGCGATAGCCGGACGCGCCCTTCTGCGCTTCTCCGACGTAGGTAGGATTCTAGGGATAGGCCGCAGCGCTATCTACCTCGCCTGCCAGCGTGGCGACTTGGTAGCAGTCGGCGCCGGGGCTCGTGGGCGTCGCATCACGGCCGACTCGATCGTCGAATACTACAAGAAGAGGACAGGCCAGCCGTGAAAGGTCTCCTGACGTCGTCTGCGCTCAAGACGTATCGCGAGTGCCCGAAGAAGTACGAATTGATGTACGACCAGCGGTGGCGGCCGGTGCGGACGTCGGCCGCGCTACGGTTCGGGACACTGACGCACAAGGCACTCGAGGCATGGTGGAAGAACCTGCAGGGTGACCGTCTCGGGGCGGCGCTAGAGGCTCTCCGGACCGAGTCCGACCCATGGGATGCAGTGAAGGTTCGCGAGCTCATGATCGGCTACGAGGCGAAGTGGGGCCCGTCGGCCGGGGACTATGAGGTTGTCCCCGGGGGCGTGGAGATGAAGTTCACGCTGCCGCTGATGAACCCGGACACCATGGGTGAGTCGCGGACGTGGGATCTCGGCGGGAAAATGGACGTACTGGTGCAGGCACTGCGGGGGCCGTACGCTGGGTGCATCGGGGTGGTTGAGCATAAGACCAGTTCCGAAGACATCGAGAACGACGCCTCGCCGTACTTCCTGAAGCTGACGCTCGACGGCCAGATCAGCCAGTACTACCTCGGCGGCATGGCCCTCGGCCACGACGTCGAGTTCTGTGTCTACGACGTCCTAAAAAAGCCCACCATCAAACAGCTGCAAGCCACGCCGGCCGACCAGCGCAAGTACCGCAAAGACACGGGCGCCCTGTACGCCAACCAGCGGACAGCCGACGAGACGCCCGAAGAGTACGGGGCTCGCCTGCGCGAGTTGATCGTCGAGAACCCAAACCGCTTCTACAGGCGCCATCTCGTCATGCGTACCGACGCTCAGATGAAAGAGTTCCTCGGCGAAGCATGGGACCAGGGCCGGTCAATCCGCGACGGGCAGCTTGCCGGTCGCGCGCCGAAGAACCCGGATGCATGCTTCCGCTACGGGATGTGCGCGTTCTGGAGCCACTGTTCGTCAGGGGTGGAACTCGAGCATTCTCCGGATTTCTACCAGATTCCCGACCCACACGCAGAGTTGAAGGAAGAGACCGTTCAGGCATAGGAGGAGTAGTGAAGCTATCAGACATTCGCAAGGGCAAGCGCCCAGCCCCGGACCGTGTTCTCGTCTACGGTCCGGAAGGTATTGGGAAGACGACGTTCGGAGCGCACGCGCCGAAGCCGATCTTCCTGTCGGCCGAGGACGGGAACCGGGAGTTCGCCGTTGACGTGCTCCCCGAGCCGACGACGTTCGCGGACGTGCTCGACCGAGTCGACTTCCTGATCGGTAACGACACCGGGTACAAGACGCTCGTCATCGACACGGTCGACTGGCTGGCGCCCCTGGTTACCCAAGTCGTGCTCGACCGGAACGCCTGGACGATCGAGCAGTTCAACGACTTCGGCCGCGGCTGCAAGGCCTGGACGCAGGATTGGCGCGTTCTCCTCGCGCGCCTCGACAAGCTCCGGCTGACCCGCGACATGGAAATCATCGCCCTCGCACATACGCGGATCACGACGTTCCGGGATCCCGCCGGCCAGGACTGGATGCGCTACGTCCCGAAGCTCGTCGGCGAGGAGGCCCCAGCGCTCTGGAAAGAGTGGGCGGACGTGGTCATGTTCGCCCAGGACAAGGTCGCCGTGAAGGGCGAGGCAGACGGTCGCGGGAAAGCCAAGGGCGTCTCCAACGGCCAGCGCGTCCTCCGGACGGAGCGTAACGCCGCTTTCGACGCGAAGAATCGGAAGGGTCTTCCGCCCGAGATCCCGCTCGACTACGCCGCCTACGCCTTCGCCCGCGACAACCGCGACGCCAAGGCAGCAGACATGCTCGCTCAGGCCGAGAAGCTCGTGGCCGAAGCCGGGCTCGGCGAGGACGCGCTGAAGTGGGTCCGGTCCCACAAGGACGACGCGATGGCTCTCGCCGTCGACATCAACAGACTGCGTATCCGCGCTGAAGAGCGCGCCTCGACGTCAACATCAGTAACCGGCAACACCGCTACGGCGGCAGCGTAAGGAGAGGCTCAGATGGGAATGATGGCACTCGGCAACCACAAGGTGATCGTGATCGGAACGGCACTGGACGACAAGGGACACGGCTCTGCCGTCGTGCAGTTCCGTAACGCGGCCGGCGACTCGATCACCTGGTACGGCTCGCTCTCGACGGTCCTCGGTGAGGGCAAGACCAAGACCGCCTACGAGATTACCGAGGAAACGCTGGCGAAGATCGGATGGGTCGCAGCCGAGCACGGCTACGACTACTCCGGCCTTAACGCGTCACCGAGCCCGATCGACGGCAAGGAGACGGAGATCGTCGTCGTCGACGAGCCGTACACGAACCCGACGACGAAGATCACCAAGACGACCCGGAAGGTCAAGCAGGTCGGGGCGGGTCTGCGCCACATCGACGACGACAAGGCCGTGAGCTTCGCCGAACAGCTGAAGCTGAAGATCGCCGCCCGCAAGGGCATCACGATCGAGCCCCAGAAGGCGCCATTCTAGCCATGGCGCCGTACCTCGTCGTCGTCAGCATTCATGGCGGCAGCATGTCGTACGAGGCGAGCTCGGAACAGGAAGCCATGAGGGTGGCAACCGAGCGCCTCGCGACGGAGCCGTCCGCGACGAACGCGACCATCTACACTCCGGCCCTGTCGCTGCAGAAGGCCGGCGTGATCACCACGATCATCGCGACGGTAGGAGGACTGAACTGATGTCGAGATTGGGGGCCATTCGGGCCGAGATCAAGCAGTTGGAGGAGGCGCGCGAGGCGGCCAGTGCGCGGATCCGCGAGCTCACGCTTGAGGCTGGCGAGATCGTTCTCGCCGGAGACTCCGGAGAGACCAAGGCTCCGGCGAAGAAGGTCGTTCCGGCCTCGGAGTCTCCTACGGACGTCAAGGTGCTGGAGTTCCTGAAGGCCCAAGGCGGCGAATGCGGTGCCGCCGACGTCGCCGTCGGCATCGGCGCCGCTGAGTCGACGGTCCGCCAGAGCCTCGGCAAGCTGTGGAAGCTGCATCGCGTCGAGAAGCCGGGCCAGGGGCGGTACACCTTCAAGGCGTAGGAGTAGGTAGGTACATAGTTGTCGCGTCGAGCGAGTCGCCTGGCCCCGGCGTTACGGGGCCTTAAGCAGTTAGTGGAGGGCGAATGAAGGCCAACGCAGTGTTTCGTGAGACCGGAGAGACGATGAGGCTGGCCGGAGAGCCCCCGGCCGGAGATGCTCGGCGTGAAGCGTCTCGAGTGGCCGGGAACCCTGGGCACAGAGCCGGTCGGGTGTCGAAGTTGAAGAAGAAACTGCATCGGCCGGATCGGACGTAGATGGGCGCGAACCATATGGCCGAGCAGCTGCGCGGCTGGAGCCCGGGACGTGCCGTGCTGTCGCCGGACCCCGACGGCCACAACCGGGCGCTTGATCGGGTCGCCGCGGAGCACCTGCGGGCCGTCGCGCCGGACCTGGCGCCGGGCGCCCACCCGCGCGAATTGCCGTCTCCCGCCCCCGAGGCAACAAACCCGGTCAAGACGTTGTCCGCGCTGCTCGTCGCCGGGGCCGCGAAGCTCGTGACGCGCCTCACTCCGGAGCAGGCGTGCGATGTCGTGCGCGAGATCGCTCGGCAGAACGGACACGAGGTCGTGATCTCGCAGCCAGCGCCCCCCGCCCCCGAGGCGGCCGGCGAGATGAGCCGGGAGGGCTTCTGCAATGCGATAGAGGCTCTTGCCCGTGAGGCGCACGACCGTGGCCCGCTCGCCGCGGCCGGAGTCGTCGGGACGGTGCTGCTCCTGCACGACGCCGCGCTCCGTGCGTCCCGCGAGGCCGAGCGGCAGCGGGCGGACGGGCTGCGCGAGACCCTCGTGGACGAGCACCGCACGCTGGAGCGGGTGTTACGCGAGCGCGACGAGGCCCGCGAGCAGCGGGAGGACTTGGCAAACGAGATACTGGCTGAGCGCTCCGACCTCGCCGCCGCGAACGCCCGCGCGGAGGAGGCGGAGCGGGACACCCGGACGGCTGCCGAGGCGTGTGACGAGGCACTCCGTCAGCGCGACACCGAGCGCGCCGCGCGGCTCCGGGCCGAGGCGGAGCGGGACGTTTGGCGCTCTGCGCTACGATCGCGCTTCGCGGATTGCCCGGACGATCCAGAGATGGCCGGAACGGTGCTCGGCGCCTACATCCGCACGACGGACAGCGCGACCACGACGCTTCGCTCCCGTCTCGCCGCCGCGGAAGCGGAGGTGAAGCGGCTGCGGGAATGCCACAGAACGGCCGCCGAGACGGTGTGGGAGGTATCGGTCGCACGGAACAAGGTCGAGAAGGCCCTCGCCGCCGCCGAGGCGGAGGCCGCGCGGCTGAACGGCGTTGTGGACGAGCACGCGGCTGACGCGATGCGGGCCGGGCTGGAGCGCGCCAAGACGGAGCGCAGGCTCAGGGAGGCGACCGAGGAGATCGTCCGGGTCCGTCTCGCCTACGACGACCCCTCGCTCGACGCTACCGACGGCGCGCACCCGGCGTGGTGGAGGGGGAGCGACGCGGGCGTCGCCGGAGCGGTGAGGATCGTCAACGAGGCGCTCGACGGCCCGCTACCGCTGCCGGGATGCGTCGGCGGGGCGGACCTCGAAGCCGTCCGCCAGCGGGTCGCCGCCCTCCGCGCCCGCGTCGCGCGGCTGGTAGAGGCTGGAGACGAGGCGCGCGACATCCTGAACGCGATTCTGGACAACCAGTACACGTACAGGGAGAGGGTTGATGCCGTCGATAGATGGGTTGCCCGTTGGGCCGCCGCGAAGGCGGGCCGCGCCCTCGACGCCCCCGCGGGAAGCGAGGCGAAGCGATGAGGGTCAGGATCGAGCTACTCAAGGGCGCCGCGGGCAACGTGCTGAGCCTCATCGAGGGGAAGGGCCACGGGCACCGTATCGCGGGGCCGAAGGGGAACGGCGCCTTCGACGCGGTACAGGAGTTCGTCTGCGACATCCCGGACGACGTGATGGCGCGCGGCGTTGCCTACCAGAAGACGCTCGATGCCGAAGCCGACAAGCTCCGCGCCGCCCGCGAGGTGGCGAGGTGAGCTACGACGATGCTGGCCCCGTCCCGCGGCGTTGTCCGTGCGGCTGCTGTCCCGAGGTGGTCGAGTTCACGGGGGCGCCGGTTGGCAACCGCGTACAGGTCGGGTGCGGCTGCTGCGGGCGATGCACGTTCCGCCACGAGGAGGCAAGCCCCATGTCCGCCCGATCGCGCGCCATCAACGTCTGGAACGAGCTTGTGAGTCAAGCGGACGGTGGGGCGCCGTGGCCTGAGCCGCGCGGTCCGTGGCGCTTCCGGAGCAAATTCAACGAGCGGCCGTGCGACGGCGATGCCGCCCGCGGCGAAGCGGGCAAGGAGGAGGAGGAGTGAATGCGAGGGACCAACACCATGATGCTCAACGCCGAAACGATGCGCGAGGCCGTCGAGTACTGGCTCAACCGCGAGGTGCTGCGGGAAGGCGTCAAGCACAGCATCGCCACGATCGACGCCGAGCGGCCCGAGTACAACGGCGTCGGCCGGTACGCGCCGCACACCTTCACCATCACTATCGAGCCGCTGCCCGCCCCGGCGCCCGCGGAGGAGAAGTAGCAATGGGCCTAGACACCACGCACGACTGCTGGCACGGGCCGTACTCTATGTTCATGCGGTGGCGGTGCTGGCTGCATCTGTACCTCACGAACGACCCAAAAGGCGCGACGCACGAAGCCCTGATGGGGGCATGGAAGGCTGGCGTCTACGACGACCAGTCGGTCCCGATCAACGTCCTGATGGCCCACTCCGACTGCGAAGGCGAGATCCCGGCCGAGATGTGCGGACCGATCGCCGACGACTTGGAAGCATTGCTCGTGAAGATGCCCGAGAGAGGCACCTACGACCACGTGCGCCCGGCCACGCTTCGATTCATCGCCGGGCTGCGGAGAGCCGCTGCTGATGGCGAGCCGGTGGTGTTCGGGTGAGCCCCGTGCCTGAGCCGGCCTCGGCCGCGCTCCGCAGGTTGCACGAGGAGCTATTCACGGGGTGCCTTTGCGGCCTCCCAGCGTGCAAGAGCTGTGTCGGGGAGAGCATCGCGAAGCACACCCTGCGCAACGCCCTCCTCGCGCTCGCCGACCTCGTGAAAGCGGTCGAGCAGGAGCCGTGCAGCAAGTGCGGCTGGACCAGGGTGCCGTGCCAGGAGACGCCGCTCTGCCGCGCCCTCGCCGCGCTGCGAGAGCGGCTGGAGGCGAAGCCGTGAAAGCAGATGTTCGCGCCTGCATCTTTGGCCCCCCCGCCGACGCGCCGGATGACCAGACGTGCCCATTCTGCGACGGGACCGCAGCTGAGCATCGTGAGGTTCGTGCCGATGCCGAAGCCCGTGCCGCCCTCTCCGCCGCGCGCGACGAGGTCGTCCGGGCGGCGGTGAAGTGGCATCACATGGAGCATGGCGCGACTGACGCGCTCGATGCCGCCGTCGCCGCGTACGAGAAGCTGGCGGGTGGGGCGTGAGCGCGCCAGCATACAAAGGGTTCGGCTTCTCAATCGCCTTCGGTGCGCCCGGCGGCTGGTGGGCCCGACGGCACGACACCTACACGCACGTCGGACTGGGGCGCGTCAGCTTCACGATCTGGCGCGTGGACATCGAGGCGGTGATCTGCGACCTCATCAACGGGTGCAAGCCGTGAGGAGTCGTGCTTACCATCGGTGGGGCGCGGGTGGTTGCACGGCCTGCGGGGCCAAGGAACGAGTTGGCATTGGGCCGCGCCCGAACAATCCCAGACTCAACGCCACTGACCCGCGGGACGCCCGCATCGCCGAGCTGGAGGCCGAGGTCGCGCGGCTCCGCGAGTCCGAACCGCTGACCTACCGCGGCCAGCGAGACGCGGCACTCGCCGAGGTCGCGCGGCTCGAGGCGCTCATCGTAGAGGCCGACACGATCCACGCTCCGATGTCCGTCGCGTACGAGGCGGCGAGAATCCGGAGCCGCAAGCCGTGAGCACTCATGTCTACCGCGAGCCCTTCCCGTGCGACGAAGCCTGCGAACACCTCGACCCGCCATGTCCTGGCGGTCACGCGGTCGTGGTGACGCGGCACAACGCCTCAAACATGACGTCAATCCACGTCGAGCCGGGCTCGCCGCAGAGCGGGCTATGGCTGGATATTGGTGGCGTGGATGCGCTGCATCGTGTGCTCGTGAGACTATAAATGTCTGACATCCTCTTCGGCTACGAAGAATGCGACTCCGACCATCGTTGCTCTGCCTGCGCCGCCAGGTACGCGACATCGGCCTCGATCCCCGTGCTCGACCACGGCTACGTTAGGCCGGTAGAGCACTGGGGCTCGGACTCTCGAATCGTTGAAGCCGCCAGGATGAGCACCAGCGGAGGCTTCGTATCGTGGGAGCCGTACGAGAAGCACCCACGAGGCGACCGAGGCCTCCTCGAGTACCTCTGGAAGCACAAGCACGCTACGCCATTTGAGATGGCCGGACTCGTCATCGAGGTGCAGGCGCCTATCTTCGTCTTCCGAGAATGGCATCGGCACCGAACTCAGAGCTACAACGAGATGAGTTCCAGGTACACTCCGTTGCCTGACCTGAACTATATTCCGTCGGTCGAGAGAATCATGGCCAACGCGAACGGTAACAAACAAGCTGCAGCCATGGCTGAGACGACAGAACAGGCCGCAGAGGTGTTCCGCAACAACCTAGGCTCACTCTACGAACAAGACGAGCAGTTCTACCAGGCCAGTTTGGCCATGGGGATCCCGAAAGAACTCGCCCGGCTTGTTCTTCCGGTCGGTCGATACTCACGGATGCGGGCCTCAGCGAACCTGCGAAACTGGCTGGCGTTCCTGACCTTACGACTTGACCCAGCGGCGCAGTGGGAGATTCGGCAATTTGCTAAAGCCGTCGGCTCCTTGATCGCCGAGCGGTTCCCGGAAACCTGGAAGCTATTCATCGCTTGAATCTACGCCGCTACCAGTCTGACGCCCTGCAGCTAATGCGGGACGCGATAACCCGGAAGCGGCTAACGAGGCTGCTTCTGGCGATGCCGACCGGCTCGGGCAAGGGTCGCGTGGCACAGGCTATCGTCAACAACTCGACCGGCACCGTCTGGTTCGTAGCCCCGCGCCTCGAGATCCTTGATCAGTTGTCCAGGCACCTCACGGAACTCAACATCGCCCACGGCATTCTGCGCGCCGGCCAGGGGCACGACACGACCGCGCTGAGGGTCCAGGTAGCGTCAATGCTCACGATTCGACGGCGGGCAGGGCTGACGCCGCCAGACATCATCATCGTCGACGAGGCACACCTCTTCTACGACGCCATCGTCGAACTACGTGACCGGTTCCCGAACGCCATCATCATCGGCATGACGGCGACGCCGTGCAGGCTGGACGGACGAGGCCTCGGCGGAATCTTCCAGACGTTGATTCAGACCACATCCGTCGGCGAGCTCATAGCCGACGAATACCTCGTGCCTTTCCGAGCCCTTGCCCCGCCAGCCCCAGACATGTCGTCTATCTCGACCGTGGCTGGTGAGTACCACCGGGGCCAGGCGGCCAGCGTCTTCGGCCGCCCTGCGGTCATAGGCGACGCCGTGGGTCACTGGCAGCGGCATGCCGCGGGTCGCCCTACGGTGGTCTTCTGTGTCGACGTGGAGCATTCCAAGCAGACGGTGGCGCAGTACCTGGCGGCTGGGGTTCGGGCGGTTCATATCGACGCGGACACGCCGTTGAAGGTCAGGCGCAACACGATCGACGCCTTCAGGGTTGGGGACATCGAGGTCGTCTGCAACGTCGAGCTCTTGACCTACGGAGTGGACATCCCGGTCATCGGCTGCGTGCAGATGCTCCGGCCGACGAAGAGCCTGGCGTTGCTGCTGCAGATGTTGGGGCGGGGGCTGAGGCCATGGCCGCCGTCAAAAAAAGACCTGTTAATCCTCGATCACGCAAACAACATCCGCTCCCACGACGTCCTCCCCGACACGCCTATCGCTTGGACCCTCGACGGCATCGACCGCCGCCGCGCCGACGCCCCGGCCATATCCGTCCGTACCTGCGAGAAGTGCTACGCGGCGTACCGAGCGACCGAGTCGGCCTGCCCCAGGTGCGGCCACGTCAACGCGCCGCCAGCCGAACGGGCCGGAGTGAAGACGAAGGACGGCACGCTCGAGGAACTCAGCGGGTCTCAGCTGTACGGGCGGCAGGCTGGAGCGGAAGAGGCTGTACGGTTATTGGCCAAATGGGGCGGATTGGCAGGAATACGTAAATGGAAAAACGGCGCAGCGCATGCGCGATTCCGCGGAATGTTCGGTCGCTGGCCAACGCTGCAGGAGGAGCTAGCCGCGTCGGTCCTCAGGTTCCCGGCGTATCTCGTGCCTGGCGGAAAATGCAAAGTCTGCGCTTGCGCCGGAACAACCCCGGGGTATAAACTAGGTGGACCCGGCGGCGGCAGCGATAACGTGGCTCAGATTCGATGCGAGGGGTGCAACAGATGGCTAGCGTGGGTGCCGAAAGAGTTCGTTTCGCTGTTACCGGTGCTAGGTAGCTAGGTACATACCGCGGCATGGCTGAAGCCGATATCGTCGCCCAAACCCTCGTCGAGTTCGGCGCCATGCCCGACCTCACGATCTGGCGCGTGAACACAGGCCAGTATTGGGCCCCGACGACGACAGAGGTATGTCCGGCCTGTCAAAACCCTAAGTCCTGGCGCCGCGTGCGAACCACGATCAACGGTTCGGCCGACATCTCCGGCATTGCTACCAACGGCCACGGCCGCCGCGTCGAGATCGAGCTCAAGTACGGCCAGGGCAAGCAGCGTCCGGACCAGATTCTCTTCGAACAGATGATCCGTCGGCACGGCGGCACCTACGTCCTTGGCTACTCGGCTGACGAGGTAGGTACGAAGCTACGGGCGGAGGGCATCATCCCATGACAGCCATCAACCTCAACGCCGCCCTCCGCTTTCTATCCGCTCTCACTGGCCAGTCGAACCCGCGCGTCACGTTTCAGATCATCCCGGAGGCTCCCGGAGTAACGGCCTCGGCCTCGCACTGGACCGGCACCCTCGGCGAGTCCAAGGCCCGCCTACAGGCCGCGCAGGACGAAGGCTGCGGCGTCTTCTTCGTTCTGAACGAGACCGACGGGCTCGGCCGCAAGTCCGAGAACGTCACGGCCCTGCGCGGCTGGGCCATCGACTGCGAGCGGCCCGACGTCGGCAAGCCACTGCTACTCCCTCCGTCGGCCGTTGTCAGAACAGCCCGTGGCCCGCATGCCTACTGGTTCGCGCGTCCCGGTGAGCCACTCGACAGCTTCACCCCCGTCCAGAAGCTCCTTGCGGCGTACTACGACACCGACCCGATCGTTCACGACCTCCCGCGAGTCTTCAGGCTGCCAGGGTCGTGGCACCTAAAGGGCGACGCCGGCCCCGACGGCACGCGAACGCCGAACCCACGCGAGGTCAAGCTCGAAGAGCTCACCCCGTCTCGTCGCTACTCCGAACAAGAGATCCGAGTCGGACTGGCGCCGCCAACGGCCGCGCCGACGACGCCCCGGGTCACTCAGCGTGGCGTGGAGCCGCGGGATGGCTGGTTCAGCATCGCCCTCGAGAAGGCGCGCTCGCGCAACTGGGCTGACGGCGTCAGGCACTACGCGGCCAAGGACACGGCGGCGCACTGCCGGAAACTGGGCCTCTCCGAGGAAGACACCCGCGCCGTGCTGATCGAGACGGCTGAAGCGCAAGGACTACCGGAGAAAGAGGTCGAGAAGATACTCGGCTGGTCGGTCGCGAACGTGACAGCCGGCGATACGGGAACCAGCACGGCAATCGTCCCGGCCGTGGCCCTGGCCGACGCCGTACCGGCCGTTGACGCCACCCTCGAAACCGAATGCGCCCGCCTCGCCGCGATGCAGTCGATGACTCAGTGGCGGCCCCTGGTCGCCGGCATCGCCAAGGCCTACGGCGTCGACCCCAAGGCTGTCGTCGCCCGCATCGAAGCCATCCAAGACCTCCAGCGGGCCGAACAGACCGCCGAGGCCCAGGAGAGCTTCCCCATTAGCCTCGCGGGGCTACCGTGGCATGGCGACCTCGAGCGCGGCATCTTCGTCAAGCGCGAGAAGAACGGCGTGTGGCAGTGGGACCAGAACGACGTGGTTCTCACCCGGCCGGCGTGGCCTGCAGCCGTGGGGCGCGATGTCTCGACCGACCAGGACTGGGTGCTCCTGCGGTACAAGGACCATGAGGGCAGAGTCCGCGAGGGATGGCACCAGGAAGTAAAGCTCAAGGACCGGTCGTACCTCGCTGGTATCAACGGCCTGAACGCCACACCCGGCCGCATCAACCGAGTCGCCGACTACCTCTCCGACTCGCTGACGGCCGCACCTGACCGCTCACGCACGCTGACGACGCACCTCGGCTGGGTCAAGGACCAGTGGATGCTGGAGTCCACGCCAGATATCTCGTACATTGGAGATCCGTTCCCTCGTGTTGGTGACCTGGACCAATGGTCTCGCGGTGTCACGCGCCTACTGACGCAAGGCGAAGCCGGCTACACCGGTTTGTTCGTTCTCGCCGTCTCACTCGGGGCACCGTTCACGCGGTACGTTGCGGTACGGTGTCCGACGGTCGGCCTAATCGCCTCGACGTCCTCGGGCAAAGGCTCTGTCGTCAACTACGCCCTGTCCGCGTGGATGGACCCAAACAAGCTGACAATTCCGGCGAATTCGACCATCAAGGGGCACCAGGACCGTGCGTTTGGGTTCCCGGACGGGCCGCTGTTCCTTGAGGAGCTGCACACGCAGCGTCAGGACGAGCGGGCGAACTCGCTGTATTTCGCCGGGAACGGCCAGCAACGAGTTACGTCATCGGCCGCGCGCAAGGCTGTCGGTGGGGCGCGGCGTTACGGCAGCAGCATCTTCGCCTCCGAGACCGACGTCCTCTCCGGCCTCCATGCCGGAGTCGGGATGCGAGTCGTGGAGCTCGACGGGCCGCCGTGCCCTGACGCCACAACGGCTCGGCTCCTGGCCGAATGCACACGTGAGCACGGGGCCCTACTGACCCCTCTGGCCACGGCCGTGAACCACGACCGGGTCAAACGAGCCCTCGGCTACCGAGCGGACTACAGCCACCTGCACGGGGACGACTCGTCTACGTTCGCGATCGTCAAGGCCGGCGCGGAGATGCTTTCGGACATCCTCGGCATCAGCCACGACTGGATCGAGCCCATGATCACTTGGGTACTCGAGCGCCACGGGAACGTGCGGGCTACGCGCCCGGACTCGGTCTCGGCAGCGTGGACGGCGATGTTGGAGATTGCTACCGGAGCCGAGCGCAAGGTGGACGACCTGTCGCCAGAGACGACGCTGTGGCTCTTGGCCGGAGAGGTCATCGCAAGGTCGAACAGGACGAACGAGTCCGGCCTCGACATCAATACACGGCACCCACGGGTCAAGGCCGTGCTCGACCCGTTCGGCGGCGAGATTCATTTGCTGTCGGCGTGGCGCGAGAAAGGCTGGCTGATGCCGGGCGACGGGCGCCACGCGAAGGTGAAGACGTCGCTAGGACGGGTGCTCAGGGTGAAGCGCGGGGCGCCGTTGTGGGGGATGGATGACTGACGCAGTAGCCGCTTGGGAAGCTGAGGATGCGGAGATCAATTCGATCGTGCCGTCTGCTGCATTGACGGCGCGGCGGCGACATACCCGCGATTACCGGCTCAGGCTCAGGCAACGGTTCTTCGACATGTATGGCGACTCCTGCCAAGAATGCGGCGAGGACGACCCGGTCGTCCTGTCTCTCGACCACATCGGCGGCGGCGGCACAGCGGCGCGGAAGCTACCAGGGCAGAAATGTTCGATGTCGGCGTACCGAGAGGCGTTGCGGGCTTATGACCCAAAGAGATTCAGGACGTTATGCCTGAACGACCAATTCCGCGATAGGTACGAGAGGCTATACGGCCCCGCAGACGAACCAGGCGAATACCACCGATGAGATCCGACCTCCACGCCGCCCTCTTCCCCTGCCACCGATGCGGCCTCCCCGTGTACGTCAAACACGAACCCTTCGGCGACTCTTGGGTTACAGCCGAGGGGAAGCCGCACATCAACTGCGAGCGAGCGGTGGCCGTGGCTCGTAAACCTACGCGGCTAACTCAACCAGAGCTATTCACCGACGACGCCACCCCCCGACACGCGTTTTACGACGACAGAGAGGCATAGCGCCATGTTCCAGCGCCACGACTACGTACTCACCCCGACCGGCACCAGGGCGCCCCTGTACGTCGTCGTGCCCGTATTTAACGCCATCCGGTGGCGTAGCCGCTGGAAGCTCCTGGCCGACTTCGTGAAGCGTTGTGATGAGGCCGGGGCGATCCCGTACGTGGTCGAGGTCGCGTTCGGGGACAGAGCCTTCGCCGTTACCGACCAGGCGAACCCACGCCATGTTCAACTGAGAACCAGCTCCGAGCTCTGGCTGAAGGAGCGGGCGATCAACATCGGCGTCTCGAGGCTGCCACACGACTGGAAGTACGTGGCATGGGTGGACGGAGACGTGACGTTCGTCCGGGACGACTGGGCCGACGAGACGATTCACCAGCTGCAGCATTACGCAGTTGTGCAGATGTTCTCCGAGGCGATGGACCTCACGAGCGACCACGAGTTCCTGGCGGCATACCGGAGCTTCGGTGACTCGTTCGTGAAGGGGATCCCGTGGGAGACGGGGAAGCCGAAAGGCAACGGATACTACGGAGGCCCGCCTGTCAAAGGGTCAAACGGGATCTGGAAGTATCGGTTCCATCCAGGCTACAGTTGGGCCATGACGCGAGAAGCCTTCGATGGGGTGGGCGGACTTTTCGACGTTTCTCCCGTCGGCGAGTCGGACTACATCATGGCAAGAGCAATCGCCGGAGCAGGTTTGTCTGCTGTCCCGGCCGGGATCTCAGAAGGCTACCGAGCACACGTCGTCGAGTGGGAGGCGCGCGCCAAACGTGTGATTCGCGGGAACTTGGGGTGTGTCAAGGGCCTCCTACTTCATCACTACCATGGCCCCAAGGTGCTGCGACGCTATTGGGACCGCACAAAACTCTTGGTCGACACCGGCTTTGATCCGCACGTAGACCTGAAGCCGGACTGGCAGGGGCTCTGGCAGCTTACTGGCCGATCTAACCAACTACGCGACGGGCTCAAGTCGTACTTTAGGGCCAGGAATGAGGATCTTCACAGCGACGCGGAGAAAATGTCGTGAAGCACGGTCACGCGGTCGGTCGCTCGACGTCGCCCGAATACAACTCGTGGCGATCTATGCGGGAGAGGTGCGGGAACCCAAACGCGGACAGATATCCACATTATGGCGGACGTGGAATTCGAGTTTGCGAGAAATGGGAGAAAGATTTCAGGGCATTTTTGGCCGACGTTGGCCCGCGGCCAAGCCTAGGGCACTTCCTGGACCGTATCGACAACAATGGGGACTATCGGCCCGGAAACGTCAAGTGGTCGACAAGGTCCGAGCAGCAGAGAAACACCGCGAGAAACGTAGTGATCGAGTTCAACGGTGAGAAACATTGCGTCCAAGAATGGTCCGAAGCCCTGGGCATGAAATACCTAACGCTCTACACCCGAATCAAGCGCGGCTGGCCACTTGAGAAAGCAATCTCGTCCAAGCGTTACCACAAAAGCGGAGTCATCGGAGACTTTAAGGAGTAACCCATGCGAGTCGTAGTGGAGAAGGTTCACAAGGTCAAGGCGCGCGTCACGTCAGCCGGGGAGCCCCAGCTGTACAGCGTGGCAATGCCTGAGGCTGCGGCCCAGCAGATCGTTGACGCTCTGCCCGGCGTGGCAGAGGCGTACGAGACGTGGCGATTCGTTCTCTACGCCACGAACACCATGCCGGTCCTGTTCTCCCGCGACTTCGCATCCCTCGGGGCCTGCAGCGCATGGGCAAAGCTACTGGCCAACGGAGTCGGGGCCGACCTGGAGCTCCCATGCGCCAGCTAGAGTACGAATACCGCGGCGACCTCTACCCCGACCGGCGAGGGGAATACGTCACGATCACGGGCCGATCCGTAGAGACCCTGGATGGCAAGCCGGTGCCGTATCCTACGATCATTCGGTTCAAGGCCGACGGGTTCCTGGGGATTGCCGACGAGGTTGGGCAGCTGTTCCTGCCGATCGCGCCGGAGAGCCATCGTGGGTAAGGGAAGCTATGTCCGGCATCCGCAGCGACTGGCTAGCTGGATCGGCAAGAACGTGTGGATCAGCTGGGTAGATAACGAATCGCTCGGGCATAGATTCAAGCTACTTGCTACCGATCCGATGGGGTTCGCGCTGCTGCGAGCTCACGACCCTACGGCCGATGTGCCGCCGAAGCCGTTCTGGGCGAACGTGCGCGAGATGACGACAGTCGAGGAGGGGTGATGTGTAAGGAAGCATGGTGCAAGGGGCCGCAGAGCCATCGGTGGTCGATGGAGGGGAACACTACGATCGAAGGTATAGACGCGGTCGGGACGATCCAGCTAGACCCGGCCGTTGCCGATCTCAAGGCGACACTCCGCGGCACAACGGCAGGCGTGATGCCTGGCGTTGGTCCTGACGCCCCCACGGCCGTAAACACTCGCGGGGGCAAGCAGTCGGCCCTGCCGTATCGGTTCGACCTCCTGCCGCCCCTAGCGCTCGCTGCAGTGGCCAGGGTCCTCGAGCCGGGGGCGAAGAAGTACGGGGAGTGGAATTGGCTGAGGATCACGGCCGATGACAACCTCAACCACGCCCTGGCACATTCGTTCGCCTACGTGGCCAGGGATGCCTCCGAGGGCGATCCGATCGAGCACCTCAGACACGCGGCGTGTCGGGTTCTGATGGCCCTCGAAATCGCGGAGAGGGAAGCGGCGGGAAGGGATCCACATGAGGATTTCAAGACGCTGACGAAAGGGATAGTGCAATGAAGTTTCGATTTCGCAAGCGATCCTGGATGCCGCTACGCGAGTGGCAGCGGTTCATGCGGTTCTACGCCGTTCTGTGCGAGACGACGAGCAAGCCGTTCGTAACCAAGTCGTACGTCTACAGCCGAGAGATCGCTGGCACCTAGCACACATTGGCCGTAGCGGGCTAACCCGCGGCGCTTGAGCCTTCGAGGAGTGGAATCTAGAGGGGATCCCCGCCGAGGCGTCCGGCGGGGCTGTGTCAGCCGGCGCGATGCTGGCAAAACCCGGGCCGTGTCCACCAGGCCCCAGGATCCGTCGCACATTGCTGGCAATGGTGGGTCAGTAAGGCCAACAGCTGAACCGCAGCGTACCCTTCCGAATCGTTCGCCAGGACGGCGCCGGACCTAAACCCGGCCGTTCGCTCGCTCTCCGCGGCCAGCATCTCAACAGCATAGCCCAGCTGGCCGCCCTCGAGGCGCATCACGATCTCGACCCAGCGCTGCAGGATCCTCAGCCGATCCAACGTGCAGAGGCCGGCGTCGTAAGCCGTGGCGCAGCGGGCAAGGAAGGCGGCTTTCGAGGTATCTTCGGCCGACGAAGACAAGGTTTTCCCCGCACCAAGCGGCGGACATACCATACGCACCCTACCCACGCCCCCCCCTCCTCTTTGTCACGCCCGCATTCGCCTTAGCCTCGAACGCAATCGCGTCCTGAATCCTTGCAAACGATCGACTCCGCGTCCACGGCCCTTCAGTCACCCCGGGCGCCCGATGCGACACGGTGTAGCGGATCCCGCCCGACAGTAGGAACTTCTTCCGGACGTTCGCGTACCCTGTCGCCACGGTGCGGTACGCCGGCCTGACGTACTTCCCGGGCTTCCCGGCGTTGATCCAGCGGGTCTGCACGGCGGCCTTGCGCGCTTCCGGGGTCAGGACGTCAGCGATCGTCGGCCGGTCCTCCTTGATCACCTCGGCCAGGGGGAGCTTCAGGAACTCCGCCAGGAGCTCGGCTGCGGCTCGGTCGGGCGAGGCCTCGCCTTTCTGCCACCGGTAGGCAGTGCGGGGGGAGACCTCGCAGGCCTGGGCGATAGCGCGGTAGTGGTGGTCCTGGAGGCGGACGTAGGCGTGGGGGGTGAAGCGGTTCACTTTCGGGTCGTCCTTTCGATGTAGAAGTCTCTGGTCTCCCAGCCCGCGTCAGCACGCAGATTGTAGACCCGTCGACCATCGGCGTACTTCATGTCGGCGGCCTCGGCGTTAGTGAGTACTTGCGTATGCTGGCCGATGGCGGCCGGATTCACACGTTCGGTGTGGGCACGGCAGGAGTCGAAGAACTCGGCCGCTTCGGCCTTGGTCTTGACCCGCTGCCAGCGGTGGTGGACAGAGCCGGGGCGACCGTAGACGGCGATCACGAGCGGGCCTCGCAGGCGGCGCGGGCCGCGGCCACGTCGACGGGGCCAGCGCCGACAGCCTCCAGTCGGGAGGCGAGCTCGGCCGGAGTCAGGTCGTCCTCGGGCTCGACGCCGTGCCGGGCGAGGATCACGTCGAGGTCGAGCCAGTGCCGCGCCTCGTCCGCGGAGAGTGACTCGTGGTCGTGGTCATCGCACTCGACGGCGTAGGCGTCTCGGACGCTGGCGGCGTGGTCGTCGATCGCGTGGCCGCAGTCCTCGCAGCAGTGATCGTCGCGGTCCGGGTCGGCCTCGTGCGAGCGGCAGGAGTAGCAGGGGCCGAGCCGCTCACAGCTTTCCTCATGTCCGGCGCCGAGCCAGCAGTAGCACTCGGAGTAGCCGTAGTCCCAGCCGCCGCCGGCCAGAGTCAGGACGGAGCCGTCGCTGAACGTGTAGCGGGTGCAGTCCCGATTGTCGTTCCGGTCGCGGCGCCCGTGGGCGGCGCGGCACGCGTCCTCGATGTGGACGCCGTCGCGGTCGTTCCATATCTGCCCGTCGTCGCCGTAGCGGGCGCTGATCTGCTGGGCGACGGTGGCCTCGGTCGTCATTGTCTGATTCCTCCTACCCACAATCTAGTGCCGATCCTCTGCCTTGTCAAGGCCCCTCAGCGTCAAATACGCCGCGTGATACCGCCTCGCGACGATCCATCACGGCACCGTCAGTGTCCCTCTGTATGTCTCTCTGTAGTACGACGCCTGGTGATCGCGGACCATCCCCATCCTCCCCGGCGCGTCGTCCGGAGCGTACTTCCTCTCGCCAGTGATCCCGCACGCGGCGCGGACATCAGCCGGGAGCCTGCGACCCGAGAGCTCGCGGGCCTCGCCCGCCGGCCGGGCGTAGACGACCCAGCCGCGGCCGGGGCGAGGGTCGAGGCGGCAGAGGCGGAGGGTGTAGGTCATAGCGTGTACCACCCATAGACGCACCGGTCGCCCCCACGGCTTGGGTCGTGATCGTCATGGATCACGCCGTCGATCACGGCGGTCAGGTGCCGAGAGAGTGAGACGACCAAGCGGCCCTCGGCAGGGATCTCGCCGTCGCGAAGGTGAACCTTGCATCCGCTGCCGATCCGCATCGTGGGCGTCCACTTGGCGTGGAGTTCTTCGATCAGGTAGCGCTCGTAGGTGGCGCGGAACACGCCGGTACGGGCTGACGAGCGACGTCGGCGTCGTTCGCGGAGAGCGTAGTCGTTGAGGCTGGCGTAGACCTCTGCGTAGGGTAGCTCGCTGGCGCATGCGATGGCTCGGGTGACGCAATCGCGTGCGAGGCCTTGAAAGCCCGCTGCGGCTCTTCCGCCGTCGGTGAGCTTGACCCTCACACGTCGCCCCGGATCACGTCGGCCAGGTCCGCGGCCTCGCGCGGGCCGAAGCGTAGGATGATGTACTTGCCCGCAAGCCGTTTCTTCTCGGCGCGCGGGAGAGCATCGTGGATCAAGAGCGACGCGCGCAAGACGGTTCCTCCGGCCGGATCGTTCTCGATCCGATCCACCAGCCATTCGGCTTCGTTTGCGACAAGACCGCCGACTCGAGTGAGTTTCATGTCGTTCGTCTCCTGCCCTAATCTAGTGCCGATCAGTCGCGATGTCAAGTGATTTCTTCACCGATCCTGCCGACCGCGCCGATCCCGGGCAAGGCCCCTCACCGATCGCCATCGATGCCGCCCTGAGCCACTGCGCAACTCGCCAATACTCCCAGCAGCAGCAGGCAAACAGGAGGACGGCGGATACGCCGTACACGTACTTCACTTCCGCCTCCATTCCTCAGTGATCACCCGGCCGAAGTGTACGAAGATCGCGCAGATGATCAAGACAGAGAGGATCTCTCGGGCGACCTCGGCCATTAGCGAATCTCGCAATCGTAGCCGTCGATCAGCATGGCTACCGCGCCGAGGTCGTGGGCGTCGTCGGCGCATTCCTCAGCTGTCATGGCTACGTGGCACCCTTCGGCCTGGAAGCCCGGTAGGGTCATGCCGAGTCGGGTCACGGGGCCGACGTAGAAGTACTCGATCCGGCGCGAGTCTTCGTCGTTAGTGGTCACGGTTGCTCCTCGATCAGTCGAGCGACGTCGTCTAGAAACAACTGGTATTCCGCATCCCTGGCCGCCCTGGCCGCATCCCTGGCCGCCCCGGCCGCATCCCCGGCCGCCCTGGCCGCCCTGGCCGCATCCCCGGCCGCCCTGGCCGCATCCTCGGCCGCCTCGGCCGAAGTGATCGCAGGCGTCGCACACGCCAATTCTTCGGCGTCGTCATGGAGCCCGGCCGCATCCAGCGCCCGGCACGCGTGCCGGATCGCTCTCTCCATCGCCCGGTACACTGCCGGGAGCCATACCTCTCGCGGCGCGAGCCGGAGCAGCACCCACGCCCGGTCCTCGGCCGAGACGATCTGCGCCGCAGCGATTTCGCGAGGGGTCGCGTGGATCCTGCCGCCGAACAGCGACTCGAGGCGCTCTCGCGTGTAGCAGGGGCGGAGCGTGAGAATGTTGTCGATCGTGACGGTGAGCATGGTAGCTACCTCCCTAGCGTTCCTGGAACCAGTAGACAAACACGGCGTCGCCGATCACGGCGATCCAGTAGGCGTCAGTCGTGATCCCCCGGATCTCCATTGCTGATCGCGCGTCTTCTGCCGATCTGCAGCGGGCGCGTTTGTTTGCGATCTTGCCGTTCTTGAGCATGACGTCCATGTGATCCTCCTGCGATCCTAAATCTAGTCCCCGGCCCATGCGTTGTCAAGGGTTTTCTCGCCGATCCACGGGCCGGGGTTCCATTCGTTGGCGATCTCTGGCGGATCCGGGGCCGGAGCGGTTACCTGGGGATCCGGCGACGGCGCCGGGACATCGGCCAGCGTCAACCGATCAATTGCCGATCTTGCCGCGGCGCGTTCCTCGGCCGATGTCGCCGGATGGGCGATCAGGCGGCGGAGTTTGCGGATCCGGGGGTCCTGTCGACCACGACTCATACCGGTGCCTCCCTCCAATCTCCACCCGATCCTACGGCCGGGGATTCGAGGGAGCCGCCGCTCGGCCGGCTCCGTTCTTAGCTACTTCATGACGCACCTCTTGCCGATCCGCGATCCCGTGGACCGGGTCCGCCCGCACATCCCGGGCGCCGTGGGCTCTCCTCGCAATCTGCGAGGGATCCTGAAGCAGTCAAGCATCTGAGGCCGATCCGGGCGCCTCTACCGCGTCGATCCGGGCGGTCCCCTCGCGCGAGCAATCACGCGATCACCGCCCGATCGCCCACGCCGCGGGGAGGAATCCTCCGCGCGCGAGCCAGTCGTTCGTCGACTGGACCAGCGTGGCGAGCTCCGCGCCGGTCTCGGGATCCGGGTCACCCTGATCCTGGAGGATCGCGGCGAGGTAGAGCATGCGGTCGAGCGTCGCGTTTGGGTCCATGTTTTCACACCCTCTCCATGTAGCAACCGCGGAAAATGCCGAGCATGGTAAGCGCTTCGTTCTCTTCGAAGAATCGGGCCAAATCTTTCGGCCCCCACGTCCACCGCGTTGCGTCCCCGACGTAGGCCAGCGATAGGTACTCGCGGTGTGCGTTTCGGATCCTGTAGAAGTCCATGCTTGCCTCCGTTCTGCTACCGTTAATCTAGTGCCGATCGGGCGGATTGTCAAGGGCTATCGCGTCGCAGGCTCCAACCAAACCACGCACTTCGTTCCCGATCCCTTCGCCGGATCCCCAGCGGCGCGGATGTACACCGTCTCCAACGGCCCGGCGCCGGCCAATTCGTGCAACTGATCGAGGATCCCCTGTCCTTCAGCCTCCCTCGCCACCTGGAGCTCTAGCCCGCCGGATCCTCCGCGGACGGCTAAGCCGTACGCGTGGAGCCTGATCGCCGCGGAGCCGCCGACCGAAGCTGAGACCGGGGCGTAGTAGAGGCCGAGCTCCGGGGAGACGAGCTCCCATGCCGCGGTGGGGATTGAGAGGGTGCCTTCGGTTGCCGGCTTCACCACACGGCCACCATGGTTCCCACCGTGTTTCCGTTGCTGTCCCGGAGCGTCACACCAGCCGTGTCATGCGCACATACCTTTTCAAGCGTGTGATAGTCGAGCACCCTGAGAATCTCCTCGACCATTTCGTGGCTGGATTCGCCGAATGCCGCGGAGTCTGTCTGCACCTTGATGACAAGTTCCATGATGTCGCCTCCCCGGTAGACTCCCGCGCTCCTTGGCCGGAGCCCACCGGGCGGGCGGGCGCCTATCGGACCGGCGCCGGCCAGATGATCCGACAGAGCCGTTTCGCCTCTGCTATCGTTGCGTCCCGTTCGGCATCCGTTTCCCAGTCTCCGTTGGCACGGCTACTCTCGAGGTCTCGCATGATGAGATAGAAGTCCGTCACGGGGATTTCGTCCGCATCTTCGGCGAGCGACGGATACCCTATCTCCGCGAGACGCGCGAGCGCTTCGGCCCGCGTCATACCGCCGCCCACATCCGCTTAGCAAACCGCGCGAGCTTGCGGCGAAGCGTTTCGCGACGTGTGAGACTCATCTCGGCCCCCTCCATGAATAGGCCGACGGGCGCGGATCGCGGCCGGAACCGATACACTCTCCGACGATTCGGTCAAGGTCTTTCTGGCGCCCGTCGAGCGACGTAAAACGGTGGTACTGATGCTGCCCCTCGCGGTCGATTGGGTAGTGATTCCCTACGAAAACCCTAAGCTCAGATTCACTCCACGTTCCAGAGATGACACCTTTGCATCCGAACCTACCGGCGAGCGTTGTGCCGAAGGTTTCGGCTTTGATGCTGAATCCGCTCATGTCTTTCGCCTCCCGGTCGGCCGCTCTATCGGCCGCACATAGAATCTAGTCCCTAGGCTGCTAGCTGTCAAGGGCGTGAGGTATCTATTTTTTTTCTCAGCCGCACCCTTGACAGGGCGGGAGACGGGCACTATATTGATGCCATGAAGCTTGCTCTCACCGTACCCAAACCTGGCAAGTCGAACCGCAAAACCGGTGACGGCGTCGCGGTAGTAATGGCTCCCCGCTCGACATGTCCGGTAACGTGCCCCATGCGTCCGGTCAACGCTGGCGGAAACGGCGCTTGCTACGCCGAACAATGGCCCATGGCGCTGCACTGGGACGCACTAGACGCCGGTCAGCGCGGCGCATCGGCCGAAGAGACCATCGCAGCCGTGGCAGCGCTGCCCGCCGGGCTCCCGGTACGCTACGCAACGGCCGGAGATCTCCCCGGAGACGGACGGACGATTGATACCGCGCTCGCTACCGCGCTCGTCGCCGCTACCGTGGGTCGCCGCGCATGGACGTACACCCACTACAGAGACGGTGCGGCTATCGCACAGCTGAACAGCGTACCGGGCGGAATGACGGTAAACGTGTCGACCGACACGCTGGCCGAAGCCGATGCAGCGCTTGACGCGGGTCATCCGGTCGTCACCGTGCTACCGGTCGGGGCGCCGCTCCGCGGAACGCGCACCCCGGCCGGGGTTCCCGTCATAACCTGCCCGGCCCAGATCCCGGGCTCTGAGGTTACGTGCTCGGAGTGTGACCTGTGCGCGCGGAAACAGCGGCCATACGTCATCGGATTCATCGCCCATGGTGGGCGAGCCAAGAAAATCGGAGCCTAGCTAGCTAGAGGCCTTGACAGGACGCTAGCGCGGGACTAGATTACTACCATGAAAGAAAATACACACTACGTCGTCGCGCCTGAGATCATCGTCGCAGCACTGCGCGCAGCTGTCGCGGGGAGGAACTAATGGAACCTGTCAGGTTAACGAATTACACTGCGCGCGCTGTCGTCTTGAAGAACGGCGCGCCGACCGGAACGGGGGAAACCCGGCAGTATGCAGCGGCGACGCACGGCGAAGCCCTGAAGATGCTGCTAGAAGACGAGCGCAAACGTTGGATGGACGAGACCGGTGACGTCGACGCATGGCGCGTCGCGCAGTCAGGATGCGGCATCATCCGAGACGTGTTCTCTCCAATGCCGCTTGCGTGGTATCTGTTCCCGGGGCCGAACACGAGGTAACATCATGTCCGCCTTCATCGTCTCAACCGCCCACATCAACGCCCTGGTGAATGCAGGCTACCGGGCGTGCGTCGCTAACTCTCTCTCCTGGTACGTCGGGGCCGAGCGCCGCACGCTTACCTCAGATAACCTCGACGCCGTCGGCGCGATGCTGATGCAAGCGTGCGTCGCGTCAGTTGACTACCGGTACGGCGAGACGAACCAAATCCCCTTCTACCGTCACACGTTCAGGCTCCCGCGCCCGGCCGTCGCAGTGCTCAAGCTTATCGACTGCTATGAGTACCAGTCGTGCGAGCGGCCGGACTGGCCTACGTCGGAAGCGCATGCGTACTGTGCGGCGCTGCGCGAGAGACTCATCGGGCAGCTGCCCGGGTACGATGCGGCACCGTGGGCCATCGGAGACGGAGACGAAGGGCCGGCAGTGACGCTGCTTTTCTAGCGAAAGATTCTCGCGCGAGACACTTGACATCGCGCGCTGAGGGCACTAGATTACACCCATGAAAAACACTTCGCCCGCCATTCCGCCCGCCTCCGCTGTGTGGGGGAGACGCGTGGGGGCCGAACCAGTGAAGTGACGACGGGTGGCGATAGACTAGAGACATGGCAAACGATGACAATGCGCGAGACGGGGAGGCTAAGTGTCCGGATGACACGATGGTGGCCCCACCAAAGGCTCTTGTGTTACAAAAGGTAACAAGTCGCAAGCGCGCGCGGTATGACATCTCGAAGCACGGGCAGAAGACGGGCGAGCCATCTCGCAACCCGAAAGGCCATCCGCGCGGTGTGTCGCTATCGGAAGCGTACAAGCAAGCGCTTGCGATGTCTCCGGCCGACTTGGCCGCGATGCTGCGCAACCCGTACAAAGCGCCGCTGAACATGGCGGAACTAATTGCAGCCGCAGTGGCTAGCGAAGCGGCGAAGGGTAAGATCACTCACGCTATGGAGCTTGCAGACCGGACCGAAGGCAAGGTCGCCGTGCGACCCAACCTAGGCTCTGAGTTGCTAGGTGTCCTGGCCCAGGCGTATCAAGACGAAGCTATCGCGTCTCTACCGGTAGGCGAGGATGACGACACTATCGTGAGCCGGTCTAGCGCACCGTCAGAGTCTGTACCTGTGGAAAACTAGCGTAAGCTACTCATTCCGCACGAGATAGCGCTTTGACATAATACACATTATCGGGCGCAAGGCCTGAGGTAGCGTGCTAGCAGCTGGCCGGCACGCGCGGTTTGGCTCTGGCCCCAGATACCCCCCCCACCCCTCGAGCTCCTGGCCGCCGCGGCAGAGGCCCCCACCCAGCCTCCTTTTCCCATATGAAAAAATGGAACGCACCTCGGCCATGCCGCGGTCGTGTCATGGCTCCATGTCACTGCTGTGTCACAGAAACTCTTAACACCGCTGCCCCTGCCGGCTCCATGTTTAAGCCTAGGCTCCGAATACTGAATACAGCTTGCCCCCTAGCCCCCTTCCGTGCTAGGCTCGTGCTGCAGGCGTGGCGGAATTGGCAGACGCGCACGGTTTAGGCTCGTGTTCTTCGGAGTGAGGGTTCGACCCCCTTCGCCTGCACCATTCGGGGGTAGCTCAGGCGGTAAGAGCAGGGGTCTGTTAAACCCAAGGTCGCTGGTTCGACTCCAGCCCCCCGAGCCATTCGGCGTGTGACGCAGCGGTAGCGTGCCTGGTTTGGGGCCAGGAGGTCGTCGGTTCGATCCCGGCCACGCCGACCATATTCCGGACGAGCCTGACGGTAAGGCAGCTGGCTCTGAACCAGCCTAACCGGGTTCAATTCCTGGGTCCGGTGCCATTGACATGCAGGGACGTAGCCCAACGGCAGAGGCACCGAGTCTCAAACCTCGTCCAGTGCGGGTTCGAATCCCGCGGTCCCTACCATTCGAGGCCCGGTAGCTCAGTACGTAGAGCGCTCGGTTGAAACCCGATAAGTCGTAGGGTCGCTCCTACCCGGGCCACCATTCTCTCGAGGGGCGTTCCTCTAGTCGGTCAGGAGACCTGGTTCTCAACCAGGAAACCGTGGGTTCGAATCCCCGACGCCCTACCACCCTATCGCGACAGTATCCCGACGCGGTATCGCGACACCCCCAGCAAAGCCGACATCGTCTAGCGGTCAGGATCCCGGGTTTTCGCCCCGGGGACACTGGTTCGAATCCAGTTGTCGGTGCCAGGTGCGTCTCGCCGCGGGGGTCGCCGGGGTGGGGAAGCCGGTCATCAGCCAGGGCGTGTGGGGGACCGATTTTGTGGTTTCTTTAGGCGTCTAGCCTCGGCGACGGCACTCATAACGAACACCGCGTTACGAGTGGCGGTCTTGCGCCTAAATTACGCCGTCCACTATTCAGGACGCCACTAGTGCCAATTTGTCGTTTTTTGTTGGTGTTCGACCATAAACGACCCACAGTATTGGTGTTTTTCCCACACGATACCCAGTGAATTGCACACGTTGGGGACTTGGCTAAAGTGCTGCAACGTCGACCATTACCTAAGACACTCGTATGCGTTTCCCACAAATCCCACACTTTTTGTCGAATCACCTATATACAGAATAGAAAATAGACCTGAGATACCGGCCGAGTCTCTCGCGCATGTGAGTGTGCCTCAAATTGTGGGAATGTGGGGTGATGGTATATATATTCTTAATAACTACTAGTAGTAGTAGTACTTAGCCGCATCCCGTGCAGTTGCGGCCGGGTGGGCATCGTGTGGGGATGTGGGGAAGCGGTTTCATGCCAACGATTCCCCTTGACTAGCTACCTAGGCAGCCCTACATTGCCTCTGTATGGCTCAACACGAAACGTGGCACCCGATCTCTCTGTTCTCTCCGCGCTATGAAGTCTCGAGCGCCGGCCGTGTCCGACGTGTACTGGGCAAGCAGCAGGTCACGATCCGGCAGGCTGATGACGGACCCGAGGTCTACCTGAACGACGGGGTCAAGCATGGCGACGCCAGGATCGTGAAGGTGGCGACTCTGCTGGATGCCGCGGGGATTGCGCCAGAAGCAGCGGCCAGGGCACGCAAGCGTATCCAGCCGCCCGACTACGTCGGCAAGGTCAAGGGCGCCTTCGCGGTCGGCTGGACGCGGATCGAGATCGCCGGGATGTACGGCATCGACTACCAGACCGTCTGCGCGATTCTGGCGGGGCGGACCTGGGCTGAAGTGCCAGCGATTCCGGTGCAGGGTCCGAACCGGGCCCCTGCGGTCGTCGCCACAGACTGGATGCCGGTGCCTGGGTTCAAGAAGTACACGGTCACTCGAGGCGGCAGGATCCGCTGCCGGATCCACGCCTGGGTGACCGACGTGCGGCCTGTGATGGACCCGGACGGCGTCGAGAGGGTCTGGCTGACGTCGGGGCGGAGTAAGTGGCATGCGACGGTGGCGGAGGTAGTGGCGGCGGCGTGGGGTATGGCGGTAGTGAGTGCGCCCGCGTGAGTGACGGACTCGTGCTCGTCAACCTATCTCTTCGTGTGGCGAACGCCTACGTTGAGAAGCACCACCGGAAGAACGGGCCTGTGCGCGGGATGAAGTTCGCGATAGGCGCCGTTCGGGCCGGAGAGCTGGTTGGCGTCTGTATCGTTGGTCGTCCCCAAGCAAGGGCCGACGACGATGGGAAGACAGCATGCATTCTGCGCACAGCTGTACCCGAAGGTAACCCAAACGTGTGTTCGTGGTTGCTCGGCCGCGCGAAGCGTGCTGCTCACGCTCTCGGCTTCACAAGGGTTGTCACGCATACACACCAAGACGAAGGCGGGGCAAGCTTGCGAGCGGTTGGCGCCAAGTGTCTTGGAGTCGGAAGAGGCGGGTCGTGGACTAGTGCGGGTAGGCCGCGAGTGGATCCTGCCGATATGCGCGGGAAGCTCAGGTGGGAATTGAGCAACATACAGGAGAACACATGACCGAACGTTTCGAAGCAACCACCACCGGCTCCCGCACCTCCCGGCGCAACGGCCGACGTCGCCGCCTGGCCGCTCGCCGCGGCACCCGGCCGAAGCCGGTCGTGCGGACGGAAGACGAGCGTAGGGCGCGCAGGGCGGCACAGGCGAAGCGGGCGATCTGCCGCGACGAGGCCGCCACGCTGCCGGGCAAGTGGCACCGGATCGAGATGAACAAGGCCCGCATCGCCCGAGCGTAGAGGATTAGCACAATGATCGTCTTGTCAGCAGGCGGGGTTCCGGAGCCGCCCGAGTTCAAGCCCTTCCCAAAGCTCGCACGCTTCAACCGTTCCGTCGTTGTGACGGAAAAGATCGACGGCACTAATGCGATCGTCTACGTCTCTCCGGACAGGATGGAGGTTCGTGCCGGATGCCGCAACCGGTGGATATCGCCAGGCGGCAACGACAACTATGGCTTTGCCGGATGGGTCGAGGCTCATGCCATGGAGCTACGAAACCTCGGCCCCGGCTACCACTACGGGGAGTGGTGGGGTGCAGGTATCCAGCGGCGCTACGGGCTGACTGGCGCGGACAAGCGCTTCAGCCTGTTCAACGTTCATCGTTGGGGGGCCGAGAGCAAGCAGCAGCCGCCCGCGTGCTGCAGTGTCGTGCCGGTGCTTTGGCGAGGGAATCTGATCGACTTGAGCGTTGACGTCGTGGCCGGGTGGCTCCGAACGAATGGCTCCGTTGCTGCGCCCGGCTTCATGGACCCGGAAGGACTCGTAGTGTTTCACTTGGCGGCTAGTGTTCTTCTCAAGTACACATTGAACGGCGACGGGCATAAAGGTACCGCCGCAGGAAATATGGAGTAACAAGCCAGTGTCCCGCCCCATCGCCTACATCAACCACGTCGCCTTCGTCATCGACCGCTCCGGCTCGATGGCTGGCCACGCCGCATCGGTCGTCAAGGTCTTCGACGCTCAGATCGAGCATCTGGCCCGGCGTTCGAGAGAGCTCGACCAGGAGACCCGTGCGTCGGTCTACCTCTTCGACGACGTCATCGACTGCCTGTTCTACGACAAGGACGTCCTGCGGATGCCGTCGCTGCGTGGGCTGTACGCGGCGCGGAACCAGACGGCGATGGTTCGAGGCACCCTGCAGGCGATCGGCGACCTGAAGAAGACCCCCGAGCTCTACGGCGACCACGCCTTCCTGGTCTACGTCCTCACCGACGGCCAGGAGAACTGCGGAGGCAACGCCGCGGAGCTTCGAAGCGTCATCGGGTCGTTGCCGAATCACTGGACCGTCGCCGCCCTGGTCCCAAACCAAACCGGGGCCCATGAGGCCAAGTCGTTCGGCTTCCCCGCCGGCAACGTTCAGGTCTGGTCTGCCGATATGGCCGAGGTTGGCGAGATCGTCCGGAAGTCCGTCGACTCGTACATGCAGTCGCGGGCGGTGGGTGTCCGGGGCAGCAAGGGTCTGTTTACAGTCGATGCCGGTGCTGTTACCGGCTCGGTTGTGAAGGCCGCCGGCCTGAAGTCCGTCTCGGTGGTCACGCTGGCCGTGTCCGAGACCCAGCCGATCCGTGAGTTCGTCGAGTCTCGCGGCTACGCCTACGTCATCGGTCAGGCGTTCTACCAGCTGACGAAGCCTGAGGTGATCCAGCCGGGGAAGCTGATTGCCGTGCGGCATCGGCTGTCGGGCAAGGTGTTCACCGGGCCGGACGCGCGGTCGGTGCTGGGGCTGCCGGGGCACGAGGTGAAGGTGGCGCCGTCGGTCGCCGGCACGGGCGTGTCCGGGTCGCCGTACGGCCACGTCGAGTACGACATCTTCGTCCAGTCAACGTCCGTGAATCGCAAGCTCGTGCCGGGCACGACGCTGCTGTTGGTGAGGTGATACGGTGGCGTACTCGGATAGGCCAGAGATGATCCGTATGCAGTTCACGGGCGTTTGCCCTGAGTGTCGCCAGAAGTTCGGCATGACCCTGAGCGGCGAGAGCATCGTGTCCGAGGCCTGGCGCGATTTCTACCGCGCCTACGAAGAGCACTACGACGCTACCCACGTCGACTCGTGGCAGAAGCTGGCGCGGGACGCGGTGAGGTCGTATCGCCCCGACGCGCCGAGAATGGTGAACGCCGCGGTTTTCGAGTCCCGCCTCGAGAAGCTGGAGGCAAGGCAGTGAGCCTGAAGACCTGGAAGGCAGAGTTCTACCCGAAGCCGGCTAGCCGCGTCGCTAAGAAGGAAGCCCTGGCCCATTCGCTTCAAAAGTGGAAGGGGCTGACGAAGGCGGCGCTGAAGAGGCACGGGGTTGTTAAGGCTGGATGGGAGATCATCGACGGTAAGGATTCGTTTACCATCTCCGCAGCGTCCTGCGCCCTGTGCGTCCATCACTTGAACACGTCTGTGTTCGCGCAATCTCCGGACCGCTGCGGCGAATGTCCGTTAGCCGCGGTCAGGCGCGGAGTCGCCTGCGACATTCGTGCTGTCGGGGAGTCCCATGGGCCGTATCAGTACTTCATCAACGCGTGCGACGCCCGGCCGATGATCCGCGCCCTGCAGAAGGCGGTCCGTGATGCCAATCGATAGGGATGACGCAGCCACCGACGTCTGGATGGGCTCTGGCGACATCGCTATCGAGGGTCGTCTGGCCGAGTCGGGCACGGGCGTCTACGTCGCGGCCCTCGAGTTCTCGGCTCTTATCGACGCTCAGCCTATCGGATCTGTGCCCGAGGCCGTGCAGCTGCCCGGGGCCCGCTTGGTCTTCACGGACCCCGCTGCGCTTGACGTGGTGGTTGAAATGCTTCGGGCGTTGCGGGCGTTCTGGCGCGACACAGAGGTCGGACTGGCGCCCGTGTGGGATCGGACTGGAGCCTCCGAATGATTCAGCTTCTCTCTACCTGCGACGTCTCTGGTTGTCTCTGGTCCGCTACGTACGAGCAGCATCGTGTCGACGCTGCGATTGCGGACATGGAGTCACACAAGGACCGCTGGCACGACCCGCGCCGCGTGACGTCGTTCGTCTGCGACGACGCTGGCCTCGCGGTGCTAAAGATCCTCTCGCCGTCGGACTACGGCGACGGCGTCTACTATCTCCTGTACGAGTCGGAGCCGGGCCACGGCGTCGCGGTCTACTCCCACTACTGCTCCAACGTCGGCTTCGCCAGAGGCGACCTGATCGAGTACAGGCCGGAGCGCCGTCCGGAGCTCGACTCGATGTTCCCTGGTGGTTGGGCCGTCGTGGCGGAGCCGGTTACGTATCGAGAGTGGAACGAGTACGCAGCCGCGTTTCGGGCCGGGCCGCAGAGTGCGTCGGGGCCGAGCCGTGGCTAGGTCTCAGTACATCTACATCTGGACGCACCCGGTCGGCTGGATAGCCGGTGCCTTCACGGTCAAGTCCGAAGCCCTCGCGCAAGGCACGATCCGTAATCTTCCGGATGATGCCGACCTGCGCCGTCACTACGACGGAGACGTTCTTGGCGACGGCTGGTGTCGCGAGCCTGTGTTGGTCGCCACGAAGCGAGGCGTCGTCGTGGAAGAGATGAAGCGAGAAGAGAGGCATAGAGATGTCTGACTATGTTCCCGACGCCGACCGTTCGCTGGCGTCAATAGCCGAGGCCCTTGAGCGCATCGCCGACGCGCAGGAGGCGTTGGTCGCCTCGCACGAGACCCAGGTCGACCTGCAGCGTCAGTTCCTAGTCGCGGCCACGGAGCGCCGGCCGATGAGCGTCGAGGAGTTCCTGCGGATCGGCGAGGAGCTCTCTCGGGCCGTTCGCGCGGAAGCGGCGTTGCGGTATCCGGTGGGGGAGCCCGCCACGGGCTCGGACGGCAGCCATGACACCGTTTGAGGATCTCCTGGAGGCTCCAGCCTACCGCTGTGCGTGCGGATCCGCACGCTGGACGATTGAGCGCACAGTTGAGCTTCCAATCTGTGTAGAGAACGACCAGGTTGCCGGTAGACCGACGGAGGGGCTTGAACCCCTGTCGCGATCGATGCGGGCACGCGCGCTGTGTGCTTCGTGCAAGGCAGAGTGGACGGGAGCGAAGTAGTGGGATACGTACCGCCACGTCGTGGACTAGAGACTGACCCACTCTTGGCTAGCTTGCCCTGGAACCGTGGCCTGAACCCACTACTTCATACGCCCACGCCGGGTATGCTGTCGTACCAGCAAGCGATCGATATAACCCGTTTGCCATTCGGCTCTCCGGCGTACGTCTACGGTGTTCCTGTGTCGGCTCCGGCCACGGCCGATGCGGTCGGCTGCCGCTACTGCGGCCGTAGGAAGAGCGGAACTGCGACGTGCGCTGGATGCGGGGCGCCGAGTTAGTGGCTGTCGTCCCTTGACTTCTCCCGCCTAGCACCCTATCTTCCTAGCCAAAGGAGGCTTTTACCTTGGAAGACGCCAAGCAATCGGTCGAGATCGTTCCCGGAGCTGCGGTCGAGGGGGCCGGACCAGGTGCCCTGGCGAGCCGACGCCGCCGGATCTCTGGCGCTCTCCAGCGCAGGATCGATGCCGCCATTCGCCAGCCGATCGTCTCTGAGGCCAGCCGAGGAGCCCGTTATCGCCGGTTCCTCTCCGGCCAGATCATCCGGCTGAACCCGAGCCAGTCGCGCCGTGGCCGGAAGGTCGAGCTTCGCAAAGCGTGGCTGGCGTACGTGGCGTCGCGCGAGGGCGTAGGGCCGGTTATGGCCCGGAAGGCGTGGGGTGCGGCGTGAAGGGTACGCTCGCCGGCTGCGGCTGTCTCGTCATTCTGTTCAATCTCTTGGCAGGGACTGCGTCAACGAAGTACCTTGTCCGCACCTACGCCCACAAGGAGATCGCGACGGTGCCTGCCGTTGCGATCGGAGTCGTTGGCGGCCAGGTCGTCGTGCCGGCTGCCGTCGTGACGTGGCTGCTGGTGAAGTCTGGGGTGGTCACGCCGTGAGTGCTATGGTCGTTGGCTATGGCACGCCCACGCCCCCTGTTCGTGGCGAGGTCGAGTACGGCGGATCAGTTAGCGTCGACCTTCCGGAAGGCGTAAAGGCGCGTATTGTCGGGAATTCGGTAGTTCTCGACGGCACGTACGAAGGCGTCCAGGCGTTCTTTAGGCGATGCCATAGTCTTTCGTTTCGGCTGCACGTTGAGAACGTTCGACGCTTGCTATGGCCCAGCTAACCGCCCTCGAGCTCTTTACCCGCTGCCGTGACCACCTCATGGCTCAGGCCGCGATCTCCATGGGGCCGGACCTGGTCACCGGCAAGCCGTCGCTTCGCTACCGCGGCACACACGGCCGCAAGTGCCCGATCGGCGCGCTTATCCCGGATTCGGCATACGACGAGGGCTTCGAAGGCATTCCGGTCGGTCGGCTTCCTGACGCGGTTCTCGAGGCCGCCGGAATCGCTCGCGAGTTGCTTCCGCTGGCTCGGGAGCTTCAGTTGGTTCACGACAGGTATCCGATGACTCAGTGGCAATCACGGCTAGACGAGATTGGAATGCGGTTTGGGCCGCAGGAGGTGGCGTAGTGGAGACGGTATCGGTTCCGGTTGTGTTGCCTAGCCCGGGCGGGCTTGGTATCCATTGCATCGACGGCGAGATGAATTCAGATTGGGTGTTCGACATTGGCACCGGGAAGCGCCGGGAAGACGTTCATCAGTTTCGACTCTTCGTCGGAGCGGATCCGCTCGACGTTGAGGTGGAGGTCATCACCTTCAAAGACGCTGGCGACATGAAGGTCAAGCGCCTTCGCGGCAAAGACGTTTCGTTCAGCCTGCGCGTCAACGGCGTCTAGCCATGCTCCGCTACGACACAACACGCGGCTGGCGCGAAGTGCTGGCTGACGGGAAGGAGATTCCAGTGGTATCGGTTCGACGCCCCAGCGTCGTCTCGCAGGTTCAGCTTCTCGACGAGAGCCTGGCTGCGATGGAGAAGTCCGGCGTGTTCACTCCGGAAGAGCTCGCGACGGCGCGGCGGATTCGGGACAAGTGGTGGACGTCGACGGAGCCGTTCGTGAAGACGCCGCTGAAGACCGGCGACGTCGTCTGGGTCTCGGCCAGGACGCCGGACGACGCGACCGGGCACGTCTCGGATGTTCCGGGCACGAACCTCTCCAGGGTCCTTATCCCAGGCGGCTCCACGGTCGAGAACGATGTCGATCTTCTGGCGGCCGGAATCGACATCGGCGACGGCGCTCACATGATGTACGTCGCGCCGGGCACCGTCATCGACAAGGCGTGGCCGGAGTTTAAGTTCCTCGAGACCCAGAGTGCGCCTGACCGCCGCCACGTCGTCAAGGTGCGCAAGCTTCGCGGCATAGAGTCCGTGGGGTTCTTCGTGCCGGTGCCGAGAGGCTGGAATGTCAAGGCCGGCGAAAATGTCTGGGGCAGACTGCGGATGACCCGCGAGCTCGCTTACGGCGTCACGGTGGACCCAGTCGCCGAGGCCAAACCAAAGCTCCCGCGCGTCAGGAAGAAGGACTTCCGGCTGAGGTTCTCGCGGGAGGCCGACGGCGTCGTGTCCGTCCGTATGCAGCGGACCATGTACGGCGGCTGGGTCACGGTCCGCAGGTACGGCTACAAGCCGGAGCCGAAGAAGTGACCGCCGGCCACGAGCATGGCTTCCGCCGGAAGGCCGTGCAGGCGAAGGATGTCAGCAACCTGCAGGCGCTCGAGGCGGTGTGGATGCTGTCTACGGGTGGTCGCGGAGTCGCCGTGTTGACCGAGCTCCAGGCGCAGTTCAAGCTGCCTACGTGGAAGCTCGTTCGCGCGAAGATGGAGAAGCTTCTTAGGCAGGGCTTTGTTGACGGCTGCGCCTGCGGCTGTGCCGGATGCTTCAAGCTCACGCCTTCCGGCTGCGCCGAACTCTCCCGCCTCCGCGAGGTCGAGGCCTCGCGGGCGGCGCTGGGCGGTACGGGTGCATAGCCCCATGCGTGCCGTCATCGCCCTGTGCATCCTGGCGTCGGTCCTGATCGTCATGGGCCTCGACTCCGTCCTAGGTAGCTCGGTAGCTTTCCGCGGCACCATCGAATCTCGCCGCATGGGCATCACCGACGGCTGGGATACGTTCACCGTCTCCGTCCGCCCCTCCGACTGGGACGGGCCCGCACGAGTCGAGACCATCGACGTCCCGGTCCGGTACGACGAATACTGGTCCGCCCAGGTCGGTCGCGAGGTCACCGTCTGCTTCCGTCGCGGACTGATCACCGGTCACTGCTACAACATCCACGTCGTCGTGGGGCACCGGACGTGACGCCTGGGCTCGACGCCGCGGTGGTCGGCAGGCAGGCGTTTCTTGCTCAGTTCGGGCCTGCGGGGGCACCGGCTGATGTGCCGCCTGCGCGCCCGCCGGCCGTACCAGCGGTGATGCTGACTCCGGAACAGCAAGCGGCCGTCGAGATGGTCCTCAATTGGTTCGAAAACAGCGACGATCAGTTCCTCACGCTGGGGGGGTTGGCCGGAACCGGGAAAGCATTGGCCCTGGATACACCGCTTGCCACTCCGTCTGGGTGGACGACCATGGGGCAAGTGGTCCCCGGCGATAGCCTGTTCGACGAGGTAGGCAACGTATGCGTTGTAACTGGGGCCACGGGCGTCATGCACGGGCACGACGTATTTCGAGTCACGTTCGACGACGGCTCGGCCATAGACGCCGACGCCGATCACCTATGGGTGACGAAGACTGATGCCGAGAGAACATCTACACTCACGCGCACTGACGCATGGAGGGCGGCTCGCCGCGCCCGACGCAGCAAGACCCACGAAGCGGTTTACGTTGGCCTGAATACGAAGCCGGTTCCAGCCGGCACGCCCAGGACGACGGCAGAGATCAAGGCTACTTTGCTGCGCCACGGCCGTAGGCGTAATCACTCCGTGGCGTTGGCCGGTCCGCTGTCTCTTCCGGATGTGGCTCTGCCTATCCCGCCGTACACACTGGGCGTGTGGCTTGGCGACGGGGACACTTCTGGCGCATGCGTAACGAGCAACGACCCGGACGTAATGGACATGGTAAGAGCGGACGGGTACACCGTTACGAAACACGCCGCCGAGTTTCGGTACGGCGTCCTGGGGCTCAAAGCTCAACTCCGGGGTGCTGGGCTTCTCGGTCACAAGCACATACCGGCAGCCTATCTTCGCGCCAGCAAAGAACAACGGATGCGGTTGCTTCAGGGCCTGCTTGACTCGGATGGGTTTTCGTGCGGGGCCTCCGGGTCCATCGAGCTATCGTTTGTGCTACGCGAGCTAACCTTTCAAGCCCACGAACTCATGATGTCATTGGGGCTTAAGGCGTCCGCTCCGGGGGAAAGCGAGGCGCGGCTCTACGGCCGCGTGACCGGCCCGAGGTATCGGATCAATTTGACCACTGATCACGATGTTTTCCGCCTAGCTAGGAAGCGAGCGCGCATTCCCTTGCGATGCCGGAATACACAAAGGAACAGGTACATCGTTTCGGTCGAACCGATCGATTCTGTTCCAGTTAAGTGCATAGCCGTTGACTCTCCGTCTAGCCTGTATCTGGCGGGACGGGCCATGATTCCGACCCATAACACCACGCTCATTCGCCATCTCTGCGATCTCGGCTTCGCCGACGTCACCGTCCTCGCCCCAACCGGCAAGGCCTGCCAGGTGCTTCGCCGCAAGGGCGTCCCAGCGAACACCATTCACTCATTCCGCTACGACTACATCGGCCGAGACGAGAAGAACCAGCCGAAGTTCCGCGCGAAAGACGAGACCGAGTCGGCCGAGCTCTTGATCTGCGACGAAGCTTCGATGGTCACGACCGACGTCCACGAGGACTTGCTGTCGACTGGCTTCCGTGTGCTATATGTGGGAGACCACGGCCAGCTGCCGCCCGTCGGCCGTGACCCCGGGCTGATGAGCAACCCGACCATTCGCCTCGAGACGGTCATGCGCCAGGCGCTGGAGTCGCCCATTCTGCGGTTCGCCCACGATGCCAGGACGTATGCCCCGCCGCGGCCGGTGGACGATCCGGCCGGGCTGGTGGTGCGGAATCCAGCGTGGCTGGCGAGCAAGGACGTGGGATTCTTGGCCAGTTTTGACATAGTCCTCACCTCGTTCAACGCCGCCAGAATCGACTTGAATACTCGAATTCGGGCGCATTTGGGACGAAAAGACCGAATTGAAATCGGAGATCGGATCATCTGCCTCAAGAACCAGCGGAATCGCGGGCTCTTCAACGGCATGGTGGTCACTGTCTGCGGTATCGAACGCGAGTGCATCGACGTTGAGACCGACGACGGTCGATTCATCTACGGTCTGCAGCCATGGTGGGAGCAGTTCGGACGGGCGGGCGTGGTGGATCTCGGACGGTTCAGCAAGTTCTCGCTGTTCGACTATGCGTATGCGATTACCGGCCATAAGAGCCAAGGGTCCGAGTGGAATCGTGTGTTGGTGATCGAGGAGTACTCCAGGCTGTGGTGCCAGTACCGGTGGAGGTACACGACGGCGACGAGGGCGGCGATGAGCTTGACGTACGTGACGAATGATTGTCCGGTGGTTTGGTCGTGAGCCGCATTCTCGCCGTCGACCTCGAGACAACCGGCCGCGACCCCGTTCGTCACTGCGTGACCGAGGTCGGTTGGGTGCTATGGAATTACGACGAAGAGGCCCCCGCCCGGCTGAAGTCCGATCTCATCCTCCCGGCCGACAACGAGCCGCCCATGGACGCCGAGGTCGTTGGTGTCACGGGCATTACCGACGACCTCCGTCGCGAATTTGGCGTCCCGCTTCACCAGGCCTTGCGCGACTTCCACGACGCCGCGCGAAAGGCCGACTACGTCGTGGCCCACAAGGCTGGGTTTGAAAAATCCTTCCTCGGCGTCCACGCCATCGGCGACCCACTCGACCCGCTCAGCCGGTACAGCTGGATCGACACGCTCGAGGACATTCCGTACCCGGCCAGCATCGGCGAGAACCGCACGCTGATCTATCTCTGCGCCGTGCATGGGTTCCTGAACCCTTTCAGCCACAGGGCCGTGTTCGACGCTATGTCGGCCGCGAAGCTCCTCCGCTGCTACCCCCTCGACGAAGTCGTCCGCCGCTCGCGGGCCCCACGGATCCGGCTGATGGCGTGGGGCCTCCCGTACGACCGTCGCGAAGAGGCCAAGACGCTTCGGTTCCACTGGGATCCCGCTCGCAAGGTCTGGTTCAAGGAGATCCGCGAGTACGAGCTTGATGGCGTGGTGGCCACGTTCCCGATCACGATCGAAGAGGTGAAGTGATGCGAAACGTTCTCGGATTCGCCGTTCTTGCCCTCGGCATGGCAACTGGCACGGGGCTTATCCAGGGCACGATCCCGGTCATTGACCTCGTGCGCTGGGCGGCAGGAGCCTCGGTGGCCCTCGGCGGCGTGGTGGCAGGCTACCGCGTGATGAACATGGGCCGGTGCGGTAACTGCGGAGCGAAGGCCGATGTATAGCTCATATATGAGCGCCGCCTACCGCAACAGCGTTCGGTATCCGGCCGCCGAGAACATTGCGGTTGTCCCGGACGGTGAGGGTTACGCAGGCGACCTGCACCACGTTGTGCTTGGGACCGGGACTGTCAGGCTCGCGTGCTACAAGGTCTACCCTGAGCTCTGGGTCGACGGGACTACGGTCGATTGTCTCTTGAACGGCCCTGGCGAGTTCGAAGGGCACCGTTGGGAGGTCGAGGGGGACGACGACGCCGTGAAGGTTCGGTTCACGGAGCCGGATGGGACGGTATGGGAGGCGACGGTGGAGGTGGTGGCGTCGTGAGTATACGTAGCATTGTGCGCGGTGTAGCCCGTGTCGTGGTCGACATTGTCGTGGTCGCCGTTGGCGCGGCTATCGGGACTACCGGGGCGATAGTCCTGGCGGCGTGGTGGGGTGCGAGGTGAGGCGGCTGGTGTGGTGGCCACTGACCCTCGAGATGCTTCGCCGTATGGCGCGCGAGTATCCGGTGGCTGTGATACGTCCGCGGCAAATGCTGCTGTTCATGGAGCCGGCGTGGTTCCGGCTTCTATCCAAAAACTCCTTGACAAGCTAGCCAGCTAGCCCTACATTGCTGGTGCGATGGTCGACTACATACAGATGTCGGAGCGGCAGCAGTGACAGAGGGTCTGCGGCTCGCGACGTATGACGAGCACCTCGACATGGCTTCATGCCTTGCGATTCACGCGAGCAGGAACTGGGCCACTGCGGAGGACGTAGCGGCGGCGCTGTGTGACAGGTTCAAGGGCCCGGTGTTTCATCTGTCGAAGATCGAATCACTGGCGGCCGAGCTGGTTCGGGATTCGAAGGTCTCCGCGGCCCGGCGGCGCGAGCTTGGCGTGCGGATCAAGGCGATCTGCGCGGAGATCGAGGGGTGGGTTCCGGTTTAAGCGTCCCCTGGTGGTCGATACGGGGGCTTTCGGTTGCGGGTCTTAGCCATGGTGACGAACTCCCTTCGGACCTTAGGCCGGCGGTCGCAACCCGCCGGCCTTCGTGTGTTCGGGACACTAAGGCTGGGCGACCAGCCTTTACCGCACAAAGTCCTTGACAGCCGTAGCGAGCTACTGTACTATCTCGCTACATGGACCCAACAATCCCCGCGCCAAGGCGGAGGAAGATTGCTGCCGCTGCTGATCCTGAACAGTTGGCCTTCGACATCAAGGTACAACTTGTTCGTTCTTGGCGCGGAAATCCCGTCAAGTTCGGTCGCGACCTGGGCTTCTACCAGACGTCCTACCAAAAGCGCTGGTCCTATGCCTGTGCGCTAGTCCCCAACTACAACCCGTTCGTCTGCATGGCTGACGGGTGCCCATGCATGCAGCTAACGCCGTCACAGGGCGGCCCCGACAGGATCATGGGAGCCATCCCGGGCGGCGGCATTCCGGACTCCGAGGCGCTCTCGTGCTGTAGCCATGCGGCTTCGCGCCACAGACAGCGCAAGCGCTTCGTCATCCACTCCGGCCACGGTATCGGGAAGACTGCGTGGGAGGCCTTCATCGCCTTCTGGTTCAGCGTCACACGCCCCGGCAGCATCGTCATCGACACGGCCCCCACGTACGAGCGCCAGGTCGCTGGCATCTTCTGGCCGGCGATCCGCAAGTTCGCCATGCACAAGGCCGTGAATGACGGCGCCTACGAGATCCAGAAGACGAAGCTTCTCTGGAACCTCGACGTCTTCCCGTGGAAGGGCGAGCGAGCTACGCACTGGGAGATCACCGGGGAGTCGGCCGCCAACGAAGTCGCCATTGCCGGTAAACACTCCGACCGCGGCATGATGGTCATCTTCGACGAGGCCTCTGGCATCAACGACAACATCTTTGAGGCTCTCGAGGGAACGCTCACGTCGACGAACGCGGACTACCGCGTCATCCTGTGCGGCAACCCGACGAAGCGAGTGGGCGAGTTCTACCGGGCTTTCTACGAGCCCAGGTACGAAAAGCTCTACATGCGCTACAGGCAGTCGTGCCTCGATTCGTCTGAGCGTGTGGGTATCGAGTTCGTCGAGAACATGAAGCGGAAGTACGGCGAAGACTCGCCGATGTACCGCAGCCGTGTCCTCGGGTTGCCGCCAGACTCCGACCCGTCGGCGCTGATTCCGTTCGACAAGGTGATGGAGGCGATCGATCGTCACGAGGCGCGTCAGCACGTTCCGCCGTCAGGCCTTCCGCGCATCGGTGTCGACGTCGCCCGGTTCGGCGATGACGATTCGGTCGTGATCGCTCGCCGCGGGAACAGGATCACGTCGAAGAGGACGGTGAACGGTTTCGATACCATGCAGGTCGCCGACCTGACCGCTCAGGTGATCCGGGACGAGGGCGGGGAGTATGAGACCCTGGCCGTTGACTCCATCGGCGTGGGCGGCGGCGTCATCGACGCCCTTAGGCGTACGTACAAGGCGCGCGTCACGCCCATCAACGTCCAGCAGCGGGCGCAGGATCCGGAGACCTTCCACGACGTCCGGGCAGAGCTCTGTTGGCGAATGAAGGACTGGTTCTTGTCCGACAAAGCTGAAGTTCCCCAGTCAGCAAGCGCAGCACAGGACGACCCCATGGTCCAGGAACTCCTCGAGCTAAGGGTCACGTACGAGTCCGGCCGCACCCGAATTGAGCCGAAAGAGGCGATGAAGCGTCGTATCCGTCGGAGCCCCGACCAGGCCGATGCGCTCATGCTGACGTTCGCCGGGCCCCCGAAGATCAACTGGGAGAGGGTGCGTAGCGAAGCCCGTAACGGGAACTCCTTTGGCCGTACCGCATATTCCGGAGGCGTCTGTCTATGACCGATCCCGTCATCCCAACCGAGCCTGCGCGGCCGTCACTCGATGGATATCGTCGCCTGGCGTTGGCCGTCATCTTCTCTGCCGTCGACGACTTCTTCGACCCTGGGTTGCGATCCGATGCCGTCGAATTCTTCGAAAAGGGTGATGAACGTTACTTCGTTCTCGCCGGCATCGACCGTAACCGGTTGTATGCAGCGCTACGTCGTATCGAGTCCGATCGCTGCGCCGACCGTCGCATCGCCGTGAAAATCTACTATCTACGGCTGAACGGCCATTGCCACGATGCCATCGCCAAGAAGCTTGGCACAGGGTGGAACGGGAAGATGGTAAAGGAGTTCCTGGAGTACTTCTGACCGTCGGTGATGCACCGAGGTAGGTAGCTATACTGGTTCTGTACTGATGGGTGTACTCGACTCACTCAAGTCGCGCATGGCCAGTTGGCTAAAGCCGCCGACGGAAGAGGTGTGGTCGAGAAGTCCGAACGATCCCGTCGTTGTGTCCGTCGGACGCTCATTCAAACCGGAAGACCTTCGCGGGTACATCTCGCAGGCGAGCAACGGATACCTGGCACCGCTGCAGTCGTTCTACGAAGAGATGCTGGCGCGTGACGCGCATCTGAAGGCGCTGACCGACACGGCCGAGGACTACCTAACGGAAGCCTCTGTCTCCGTCCTTGCATACCCGTCAACGCTGCGCCGTGGGTCTGCGGCAAGTAGTTCCGAGGCTAAGATCGCTCACGAGATCGCGTTCGCCGTAGACCAAGAACTCAGCCGCCCAGAGGTTCGCCTGGACCTCGCCATTCGGCACCTCGCCTCTGGGTTCTGGCGTGGCGTGGCCGGTGTGCGCGTCGTGGTCGACCCGACGGGGCCTCGAGAGCGGCTCGTCAGCCTCGAGCCCCTGCCGTCGCAGCGCTTCGGTTTCGACTACGAGACGGGGGCCCTGACGTTCGACCCGAAGGGCGACAACGAACCGGTTCCGCTGGATAGGTTCGGGGCTTCGGTGATCCTGCACCTGGCCGAGACGGGGGTCATTAACCCATCTCGCCGCGGGATTTTCCGGCCTGTGATGAATTTCTGGCTCATCCGGAATCTCGGGCTTGGCTGGTGGGCGCGCTTCATCGAGCTCTACGGCACACCGTTCCGCAAGGGCACCTACCCAGAGGGTAATGACGAGGTCAAGGAGACCCTGATTGCAGTCCTCAAGGAGGCGGGCAACGCGGGCTACGCGGCTCTCCCAGAGGGCAGCAACATCGAGATCATCGACACGTTCCAGCGCATCACGGGGCACTCACCACATCAGGTGATGTCTGAGTACGCCGCGCGCGAGATGTCGAAGCTGATCCTTGGCCACGCCCAGGCGATCGAAGTCCAGCAGGGGACGGGTTCGGTTCAGGGCAGCAAGCACGGCGATCTTGTTGCGGTCAGAAAGACGAACGCTCGGGCTCTTCAGATCGCTCGAATTCTGCGCGATGGGTTTGTTTATCCATACGTTGCACGAAACTGGGGTCCGGACGTTGCACTAGAGCATACGCCGGAAGTCAAGATTGTCCTGGAACAGCGCGGCGACCTGCTCGACATCTCCAAGGCTATAATGAATTTCGTGCAAGCAGGTGTCGAAACGATCACTGTGTCTGACTTCCATGCACTCACCGGGTTCTCGGTCCCACAGCCCGGCGAGGCGTGCCTGCGTCCGGTCCCGATGCCGGGGCAGCCGACGAAGGATGCCGTCGCTGGTACGGACGGGCAAGTTGCCGCGCCGGCCGCGGCGGGGGCCGATGCGGCTCCAGCCGTCAATCAGACGATCGACGAAACGGGAGTGAACTGATGCAGCTGAACTGGGCCCTCGAGACCCGGGTATTCGATGAGATGGTCGCGCGGACCTCGGCCGCCGATCGGAAGGCCTTCTTCGACCTGTCGATGGAGCCACGCGCGGCCCGGCCGAAGCTTGAGTACCCTGTCGACCGCGGCGTTGCCCTTTTCGACGTCATGGGCGTCCTGAGCAAGGACGGCCCGGACCTGATCGACCTCTTGTTCGGTGAGGGCGGGACTGCTACGGCACCTCTTGCCGAGGCGATCGGGCGAGCCGCGGACGACTCGTCCGTGATGGCTATCTTCATCGACATCGACTCGCCGGGCGGCACCGTCGACGGGACCGCGGCCGTGGCTGACGCTGTCTACGCTGCTGCGCAGAAGAAGCCGGTTTTCGCCTTCGCCGGAGACTGCATCGCGTCCGCCGCCTACTGGATCGGATCGCAGGCTACGAAGCTCTTCGTTGGGCCGACGTCCACGGTTGGGTCCATCGGCGTCTATACCGTGTTGGTCGACTCTAGCCGAAGGGCCGCCAGTAACGGTGTGGATGTCACGGTGGTGAAGTCTGGCGAGATGAAGGGAGCCGGTGCCCCCGGAACTCCAATCACTGACGCGCAGATTGCCGACACTCAGCGCGTCATCGACGATCTGAATAGCCACTTCGTCGCGGCCGTAGCTCGTGGGCGCGGCATGCGAATGAAGCATGAGCGCAACGCCGAAGGCAAGCCGATTCCGGCCGACGGTCGCGTGTTCATTGGCCAGCAGGCCGTGGACATGGGCCTGGCTGACGGCGTGATGGACCGGAGCATGGCGCTGTCGGCGGTGTCGACGGCGGCGGTGGCGGGGAGTGCGGTTATCCGGGTAGAGACCATGGCCGGTGTCCTTGCCCAGCAGGACGGAATCATCATTGCCGATGCGGCCGCTGGTGTTGGTGCCTACGTGAACGACAAGACTTCCCCCGCCGCGGACGTGGCGATCAACAAGAAGGAGAAGAAGATGGCCAACAACATCGCCAAGACCCTCGGCCTCGCGGAGGACGCCACCGAGGAGCAGATCGCCAAGGCGATCTCCGACCGCGAGCTCAAGGCGACCGAGCTCGCCGGCAAGGTCGCTGCGCTCGAGAGCACGGTTAACAACCTGGCCTCGCAGGCAGACAAGATCCTCGCCGACCAGCTGAACAAGCGCATCGCCGAGATCGACCGCAAGAACAAGATCGAGGCGCTCGTGAAGAGCGGCATCGCAGACGGGAAGATCACCACGAAGCAGCGCGCCTCTGCCTTGGAGCTCGCGACCGCGGCCCCCGAGGCTTTCGAGGCTTTCCTGCGCGACTTCGTCGCCGTCGCCCCCGTCAAGTCGGTCTTCAACGCGGCCGACGTCTCCGACGACAACGACGCGGCCGACATGAGCGACCCGGACGCTCCGGACACGCGTGCCGCCCTGTTCCAGGAGGCGAAGCGGCTCGCGACGAAGGAAGGCATCTCCCAGGCGGCGGCCCTCGAGAAGGTCTTCGCCAAGCACGACTTCGGCGCGTCGGTGCAGTAGTCGCGGTAACGAGTAACGAAAGAGGACAAAGCAAATGGCGCGCAAGAACGATAACCTCCCTCTCGCCTCCCTGACGGCTAAGGCCACGTCCGCCATCGCGACGTCCGGCTTGCTTGTCAAGTTCGACACCGACGAGGACTACTGCGTCATCTCCGGCGTTGGCGCCGAGCCGCTCGGCGTCCTGTCGACCACGGCCGACGCCAACGAGGAGGTCAGCATCACCACGGCCGGCGTCGTGCCCGTTCGCCTCGGCGGAACGGTCGCTGACCAGACGTATTTCGAGACCGACTCGGCCGGCAGGGCCGTCACCGCTACGGGGCTCCGCCCGGTTGGCGGCAAGGTCATCACGGGCGGTGCCGTCAACGAGCTTCGCTCGGCCATCCTCGGCGCTAAGCCGACCGGTCCGATCAGCGGCGCCGCGGTTGCCTCGGCTGCTGCGATCGTTCCGACCGGGAACCTCTTCCACGTCACCGGGACCACGAACATCACGTCGATCACGTCGACCGGCATCCTGGCCGGCTCGGAGATCACGATCATTTTCGACGGGATCCTGACCTTCACGGACGGCTCGAATCTCGTTCTGGCCGGAAACCTCGTGACCACTGCCGACGACACCATCTCGCTCGTCTACGACGGAACCAACTGGTACGAGACGGCTCGCTCGGTCAACTAGCCGCTAGGTAGGTAGAGAGGAAGCAAACAGATGGCTCAGAACAACGTCCGCCCGAAGGACATCATCCCTGACCCAATCCTGACGACCTGGGCCGTCCAGTACGGCGTCGGGGGTGGATTCATTCACGACCAGGTGGCCCCGGTCATGAACGTGCAGTGGCCGGAGTACAAGTTCCCGCGGTACACGGCCGACCAGATCAGCCGTGAGATCAAGCTCACCGTGGCGCCTGGCGGGAAGCCGAGCCTCTATACGCACGGCAAGCCGACCTTCGTCACCGGCTCGTGCAAGCGTCGGGCGCTCGACGGTCAGGTCATCCGAGAGGTCGCCCTGGCTAACCGCGGTCCGTTCGCGAGCGAGCGGGCGATGGTCGAGAAGCTAACGCACAACATCCGGCTCGACGTCGAGAACTCGGTGAAGACCATTCTCGACGCTTCTTCGAACACGGCAACGCCTTCCGTCAAGTGGGACGCGTCCTCGGGCACGATCGTCATCGAGAAGAACATCGACGACGCCAAGGAGGCCTTCGAGCTCCTGTGCGGCGTTCCGGCGACCCACATGATCATGCCTCGCGCGGTCGCGAACGTGGTCAAGCGCAACAGCGACATCAAGTCGCTCCGGAAGGGCACCAACGAGTCGCTCCTGATCGACGGCGAGATCCCTGACACCGTGTTCGGCCTTCGCGTCGTCATCCCGGGCGCGATCCAGAACTCGGCGAACCCGGGCCTGGCGTTCTCCTCGGCGCGCGTGTGGAACACCGACACCGTCTACCTGCTCCACGTCAACCCGGCGATCTCGGCCGACGGCGAGACCCTCACGGCTCTTTCGCAGGTCCGCTACTCCGAGTGGGACGTGCCGTACGCCGCGTACCGGTGGGAGGAGACCCACAAGTCCCAGCGGGTCACCTGGGTGTCCGTCGACGTTCACCAGACCGAGGAGACGGTCTGCGCCGACGCGATCTACCTGCTCACGGACGTGCTCACCTAGGAAGTCGCTCCAGCGGTAGAGCCCCGGCTGGCCAGCGCTGGCCGGGGCTCTCTTTCTTGATGCAGGAGGCCTGAATGGCATACACCCATGTGGTTACCGGTCGCATCGTTTCGGCGGCCGGTAAGGAGTTCACGGCGGGCGACAAGGTCGATGCGGCCCTCGAGTTTGGCTGCTATCTCTCCGACGTCAAGGCGTTCCTGAAGCCGATTGAGTCGGCGCCTGTCGAGGCTCCGGCCGAGGTTCAGCCCACAGAGAAGAAGTCGAAGGCCTAGAGGGGCCAGTAATGGCTCTCTACGAACACAAGCGAGGCGCGACGCTATCGCTTCCGGTCGATTACGAGGGCAGCCCGAATCTGACCGGCTATACCGTCACGTCTCAAATCCGCAAGAACAATGTGGCCAAGACGCTTTTGGCCACGTTGACGGTTACACTGGCTGACCAGGGAACGAATCCTGGGCGCGTCACGCTATCGTGTGCCGATAGCGTCACCGCTACCTGGACGGCGGGCGACTACAAATGTGACATCAAGTACGTATCTGGAGCCGGGGTTGCCACCCCTACGGATACGTTTGACTTCCGTGTCGTGGAGAACGTGACGGAATGAGCGTTACGATCACTAGCAATCCAGCTGTCGTGACCGTTTCCTCGAGCGGTCTCCAGGGCGCGACTGGACCCGGCTATGCGGCCACGTCTACGACTTCGTTTGCTCTGGCTGCGTCCGGGTCTAAGGCATTCACGACCCAGCAGGGGCTCGCCTATTCGGCCGGAGCTCGGATTCGTGCCACCTCGGCCAGCGACGTGACGAAGTGGATGGAGGGCGTGGTCACCGCGTACAGCGGTACGACGCTCACCGTCACGATGGACGATTCGAATGGGTCGGGTACGTTCGCCGATTGGAACATCAACCTGACCGGCGAGTCGGGTGTGGCTGGTGGCGGGGCTACTGCGCCGAGTGGTACTGGGCTCGTTCGTGCTACGGGTGGTGCGTTCGTTGACCCGGCGGCGTTGCTAGCGAATGCCGACGTCGACCCTGCTGCCGCCATCGCTTGGAGCAAAATCTCCAAGACTGGCGCTGTCCCTGGCGACGTTGGCGCTGCCGCTGCCTCACATAGCCATACTGAGAGCGACGTTACGGGGTTGGTGAGCGATCTGGCCGGGAAGGCTCCGACCACGCGTTCGATCGCCACCACGGCGCCCCTGACGGGCGGCGGCGACCTCTCTGCGGATCGGACGCTCGGCATCTCTGTCACGCCTGCGAACCCCGGGGGCGCTGTCGCGCTCCAGGCCACAACGCCAGGGACGCAGCAGACTGGCCACGCCAATCTCAGTGGAACGGTGAAGGCTGGCGCTCTCGAGGGACCACTCACTGGCAACGCAAGCACTGCCACTGCCCTGCAGACGGCGCGCACCATTAACGGTGTCTCCTTCGATGGAACTGGAAACATAACGGTTCCGGCTGCTGGCTCGACCCTGACGGACACGGTTCCCGTGGCGAAAGGCGGAACCGGTGCAACCGATGCGGCGGGAGCCCGTACGGCGCTGGGCCTTGTCATCGGCACCGACGTTCAGGCGGCTGATGCAGACCTGACGGCGCTAGCTACGGCATTCAGCAGGGCTACCGCTGCCGGGCCGGCGTCTCTCGCCTTGGCCGAAGACACTGACAATGGGTCGAATGTTGCAACGATAGTTGCTCCTGCCAGCATGGCCGCCGACCGGACGATCACGCTCCCAGACGCTACCACGACTTTGGTTGGGACCGGGACGACCGATACGTTGTCGAACAAGACGCTGGTGGCTCCGGCCTTGGGAACGCCTGCGTCTGGCACGCTGACTAACTGCACCGGTCTTCCGCTCACGACTGGAGTGACTGGCGTCTTGCCTCACGGGAACCTCGGGACCGGTGGCGGCGGTGCGACGAAGTTCTTGCGCGAGGATTCGACGTTCCAGCCGATCTCCGGCGGCGGGGATGCATTGACGACGAGCCCGTTGTCGCAGTTCGCCTCGACGACGTCGGCGCAGCTGGCTGGCGTGCTGTCCGACGAAGAGGGCTCCAGCGGCGGCTTCGTCCGCGCGGGGTCGCCGACGTTGGTGACGCCCGTGCTGGGCGTTGCTACGGCTACCTCGATCAACAAGGTTGCAATCACGGCGCCGGCCACGGGCGCTACGCTCACCATCGCCGAGGGGGCCACGCTGACGGCGCCGGCAACGGCTACGGTCAGTGGCACGAACACTGGAGACCAGACGGACGCGGCGACGCTGACGACCGGTACGCTTCCGGCCGGGCGCCTCCCCGCATTGACGGGCGACGTTACGTCTTCGGCTGGGTCGGCGGCTACGACGCTTGCGAACATCCCGACCGGTACACCGATGGCTGGATCTGTGCTAGCGACGGCGATCGCGGCCCCGGCTACACCCGCCGCCGGGAAGGGCTCCGTCTACGTCGACAGCACGTCGAAGAACCTCGCGGTCAAGGACGACGCCGGGGTTGTGAAACACGGCGTGCAGACGAAGGCTGCCGTTGCGAGCCAGTTCCTCACGTCCATTTCAGACTCTGGCGTTGTGACTTCGGCGCAGCCTGCCGCTGGGGACGTTACGGGTCTTGCGCCGGTCGCCACATCCGGGAGCGCGAGCGACCTCGGGACGGGCACGCTTCCGATCGCGCGTATCGCGGACGGCGCGGTGGCGTTGGCGAAGCTGGCGAATTTGGCCCAGGACGCCTTTATCGGGCGCGTTAGCGCGTCCACGGGAGTCCCAGAGACCGCTACGATCACCGCTGCGGCGCGGACTGTCCTCGACGACGCCTCGGTCTCCGCCATGGTCGACACGCTCGGCGGCGCGGCCTCCACGGGGACCGGCGGACTTGTGCGGGCCACGTCTCCAGCTCTCGTCACGCCGTCGCTCGGCGCGGCCACAGCGACCACGATTAACGGGACCGCGATCCCATCGTCTGACACGCTCGTGACGCCGAGCAGCACGGCTACGCTCACCAATAAGCGGTTCAACCCGCGCACCGGGACGACGACGTCTAGCGCTACGCCGACGATCAACACCGACAACGTCGATTTCTACAGCCTGACTGCCCAGGCCGCCGACATCACGAGCTTCACGACGAATCTCTCCGGCACGCCGGTCGACGGTCAGACGCTCTGGATTGCCATCACGGGAACCGCCGCTAGGGCGATCACCTGGGGATCCTCGTTCGAGTCGTCCACCGTGACGCTTCCCTCCACCACCGTCAGCACGAACCGGCTCGACGTCGGGCTTGTGTGGAACGCAGCAAGTTCAAAGTGGCGCTGCGTGGCGAGCGCGTAGGCCATGGCGTTCGCGTTCGTCCAGGCATCGGCAGATGCGGTCGACTCGGTCGGGACCGCCACCACCGTCAACATAACGGTCTCGGCAACAGGAGCCGGGAACCTCGTGGTCGCCGTCATAAGGATGGCGAACACCAGCAATACCTGTACGAGCGTCACCGACAACGTGGGGAACACCTACGCACTGGTCGGCCCCTCCGACAACTCGACCAACATTCGGCTGTACCTTGCGTACGGGGTCCAGACGACTGGTGGCGCAACGACCATCACTGCGAACTTCACGGGATCGTCCGCAACCAAGCGATGCTTCGCTGGGGAATTCAGCGGCGGCGAGTCTACCAACGCAGCAGTCTTTGACGCATCTGCAACGGCTAACGGAACATCAACCACTCCAGCGGTCGCTTCAATCACTACGGCTGCAAGTGGAGAACTCATCATTGGTGCGGCCAACACCAATGGGTCTCCCGGGTGGACGGCCGGATCCGGGTTCACACAGTTCGGCAGTACGTCGGGTGGGCTACGCGGCGAGTACAAACTATCAGGCGGTGCGTCCGAGACGTGTCCGTGGACGCTCGGCAGCAGCGTTGCCTGGGCGGCCATCGGTGCAGCGTTTAAGCCATCCGGAGGCGGCGCGTCCGTCAACTCCGGCTTCTTCCGTTTCATGTAGGAGACCCAGATGAACGCTTCCAACCTCGTGAACGCATACGCCAACGAGATCACGGCCCTCTGTCAGGGGATCGAGAGGGCGAAAGCTCTTCGGGCGCGGTTCGCCCATCTCGGTCTCGACAAAGATGGTGCCCTTGCCGACGAAGACTGCGCTGGGATTGGCGTAACGCCGGCCGCGCTCCTCGCGACGATGGCTGCCTTGGATGGCTTCGACTCCCAGATGACTACGCCGGACGGTACGGGTCGCACCGGTTATGGGCTCCTGTACCTGCTCTATCAGGGTCGCTGATCTGATGGCGCGCGTTGGCGTGGTTGGCGTGCTTCTGTTCGCGCTGACGTCCGGGAGCATACACGCCCAAGGCTTCCCGTTCCCAACGCCAAAGACGAGAACCCCGACACGTACCCCGACGGCCACGAGAACGCCAACTCCAACACCGTCTGCGGTAATCACGCCGTCGTTGTCGCCAACGCCTACGCCGACGCGTATGCCGGCTGCGCCTGGCGACATCTCCGCCGAACTCGTCCCCTGCGTCAGAGCCCCTTACTCGAGTCGGCTGGGGCCGAGCGCCAAGGTTGAGGTCGTTACCGCGACTGGCCGATGGGAGATTCGGCCGAACCCGGCCGGACCGACGCGGTGTTGGCTGACCATTGAAAACCCTCCGCGTGCCGTGTCGGTAGGGGAAAGCTTCACCATTCGATGGTCACTCGGATCCGCCTACGAAGAGGTCGATGTCACGGTAACCCCGGTTGTTCGGGCTACGCGCAGATCGCTTTGATACGCTAGTTAGGTAGCCACTCAAGGAGGTACATCCCATGAAAACTGCAGCTGAGATGAAGGCTCTCACCCAGACCTTCCAGGACCTCTATACCGCGGTTGAGAACGAAGACCCGGCCGGCGTGACCAAGCAGAGCACGACGCTCATCGTCGCCGCATCCGGCGGAAGCAACCCGATCCGCGACGTTCCGCCAACGGGCCTACCTCAGCTGACGGACCCCGATGCGGTCCTCGCCAGGGCCGAGGAATTCAACGTGACGTGGGAGGGCGGCAACTCGGTCTTCGGTCCGACGCGCCTCGCCGACGTCGCGAAGGCGCGGAAGCAGTCTGCCGCGTGGTGCGGTGAAGTTCTCGACCTCGGCCTGATCGACCTCAACGGCCCGTCGTTCTACGCTGGCGCGTCGCTTGAGGCTCGCAAGGGCGAGGCGCTCCGTAGGTGGTCCTGGCTGCATCAGGCCAAGACTCCGCTTCTGCGGTATCTCGCGGCTACTGGCTGGATTGGGTTCGATCGTATGAACCCTGAGCCCGGGATGTTCACGGGGACTCCGTGCGACGGCGAGAACGAGTTCGCGGGCATGGGTCTAGCCGAGTTCATCGCCGAGATGCAGCGCCGGAAGGCCGCCGGCTCCGTCAGCGGGAAGTAGACATGAACAGCCTGGCCGCTCCCGCACGCAGCGCAAGCCGTGGCGCCTCCCCACGCCGGGCCCTCGCACTCGGTGCGTGCGGGGGCGTCCTTTTGGCCCTGGTGATTGCCATTGGCGCTTGCGCCACGGTCACGCCAGGATCTTCGTCCGTCGTCGTTCGAACCCAGGATCTACTGACGAACAGTCTCGCCCTGTACGAGCAGGTGATGGCCCTTCACGTCGGCCACAGCACGGAAGAGGGGCAGGATCTCTACAAGGCTCTTGAGGTCGTACGGAAGAAGTTCCCGAAGGCTCACCGAGCGCTTTCGGACGCTCTGACCGCATACAAGGCGCGTAAGGATCCGACCGCTTTGCATGTCGCCGTGGGGTCTTTCTTCGGCGAGGTCGAAGGCCTTGCGCCCGAAGGCTCGCCGTTCGCGATGGGCATGCGGCTGCTCCGGCTGACGTGGGATGGGGGTGCTAAGTGATCTGGGGAGAAGTTGCCCTTGGGCTGATCGCCCTCGCGAACCACTTCGCCACTCGTGCCAAGGAGCGCGGGGAGTGGACCGAGGAGCAGGCTGCTGCGTTCGCTCTACGCCAGACCGCAGTGTTCGCCAAGTACGAGGACGCACCAGCCCCTCCGCCACCTCCGTCGACCTAGGAGGCTCTATGCCGGATCCAGCTCCAGTCGCTCCGCCGTCGGGCCCAGTCGGACCTGGCCCAGTCACGGTTCAGGCCGTTCCGCTGTTCGGCGACCCGATAGCGATGCTGTTCATGGCGTCGCTTGTGGACGGACTGACCGAGCTTTTGTCCACGGATGGTCCGGTGTCATGGCGCGCTGCCGTGCGAGCCGTTTTGGGCGCCATCGGCACTGTCTTTCGCTACCGCAGGAACACGGTGATTCAGTGAGCCCTTGGGACGGAGCAGAGAAAGCTTTGACGGATCACGCCGCCGCAATCGTTGCCGGCGGCGGTGCCGTCGCGGCTATCTATCGTGGGTTCCTTTGGGCGAAGTCCTGGCTGAAGCGTCGTCGTCAGCGCGAGCTCGAGGCCGAAGCCCGCGAAGTAGAGCGTGGTCGAAAGCTGGACGAAGCGCTTGAGGTGTCCAGGCAGAACGCACAACACCTGTCGGCGATTCGGTCTGAGCTAAGCCCGAATGGCGGATCGTCCCTTAAGGACCAGGTCACGAAGATTGCAATGAGAATGGACATCTCGGACCAGATCCGGCGAGTCCTGGCTGACGGGCGCGAGCTCGCTCTATTCGAGACGGACGCCTCGGGTCGATGCGTTTGGGTGAACGGCACCTACGCCCGGCTGGTGGGCATGCCTCCGGCCTCGTTCCAGGGGTTCGGCTGGGTCAACGCGATCCACCCCGACGACCGCGAGCGCATCTCGGAAGAGTGGGAGCTCGCCGTTGACCAGCAGCGTGAGTTCCGGGGCCTCGTCAGGCTCTTCGATGCGTCTGATGTGGTCCACGCCATGCATTGTTCTGCAACGCCTCTACGATCGAACGGGAAGCTCGTCGGCTACTTCGGCCAGATGGAGCCATATGAGGCTTGACGTCAAGGACGAGCGGGTTCAGGAGCTTCTGCAGGCCTGGGGCGTGCCGTATTCCTACGGTGCGGGGAAGCCGGCCGATGGCGCGCGCGACGACTGGTTTCTGGGCGTCAAGGGGATTCGTGGCGGAGTCGGCTACGACTGTTCAGGGTTCGTGCAGGTAGCTCAGGTTCGCCTTGGACTGCTCTCGCCGGCCGCAGCCGATGCCGCAACCGGTGGACTCTGGGAGAAGAGCGATCTCGTGAAGGATCAGCCTCGCGTCGGGGACATGGCTTTCTACGGAAAAGAGCGGCCAACGCACGTCATGCTGTGCCTCGGCGGTGGCGTCGTGATGGGCGCCACTGGCGGCTATCCAACTACCAACGCAGACATGCCGACGGCGTACGTGAGCCTGCAGCGCTTGACCTACTGGACGCAGCTTCTCTGCGTCCGCCGGCTGAGGTGACCCCATGGGATACTGCACTCAGGCCGAGCTACAGTCGCTTTTCTCGGCCGACGCTCTCGCACAGTTCACGGCAGAGTCCGGGGTGGTCACGGACAGCGACGTATTGGCCCTAGTCATTGCCGACGCGTCCGACAGGATTGACGGCTACCTGACCAAATACATCACTCCCGTCGCCGACTCGGATTCTGTCCGTATTCTTCGCCCACATGCGGTCGTCTGGTGCCGGTGGATCCTGATCCAGCGGCGCATGCTCCGGTCGTATCCGGAGGCCGAGAACGACCTCAAGATGACGATCAAATTCCTCGAGAGGATCCAGGACGGCAAGGGTTCGCTTCCAGGCGCCTCCGAGCGAACGAATGAAGCGCCTGCCCTAGCCGACCGGGCAGCAGCTGGCAGCGAGGAACAGGTCTACGGTACGGAGCCGTTGGCTATCTGATGGCAGACTTCAGCGTCACGATCACCGGCATGCGCGAATTCCGAGAGGCGTTCCAGCGCATGGTGGACCGCGGGGCGAATCGCGATGCGTTGCTGGCGACCGCTGGTGCGTTCAAACGCGAAGAAGCCATGGGGAAGGTTCTGACTGGACCGTTTCGGGCCGTAAAGGCGTGGCCTAGGCTGATGAGATCAGGCGCAAGGAACCTATTCGACAGGGCAAGAATCTTCAAGAGCATCGGCTATAGGGTTGGCGTCAATGACGTCTCGATCGGCACGGCCGTTCCTTACGCTGGACGTCACAACCGTGGCGCCGTTGTGGTCCCTCGGGGGCGGTGGCTGGCGATTCCACAGTCTCCTCCGCTTCGGCAGGCAGAGTCTCACAAAAAGACCAGCGACTTCCGGGCACAGGGTTCTTTCGTGCTAATGCGGGGCCCAGAGGGGCCAGGTATCTATCGCAAGACGACGGCGCAGTCGGTTCGGCGGGTTACCGTCGTCAAGAGTAACCGGCGCAACGTAGCCCGAAAGAAGCCTAGCGGCATAGAGCGCATTTTCGCATTCGTGCGTAGCACTAGGCTTCCGAAGCGTGAGTTCCTTGCCTGGAATATGCCATCTCTAGCAGAGATCACGAGGCGATGGACGATGTTCATCGCGACGGGGCAGATGCCTGGCGGCATAAGGCCCGTCTCGTACGGGTCACTGGATGTGGGGCCATGACAGACGTCGGAAGATATACCGCCATGGAGGCGGAAGTGATTGCCGCCATCGGCACGATTGATGGCGTTGTTTCGGTAGAGCCGTCGACGTCGGTCGAGGACTTGGTCGAGACGGAGGGGATTCGTACGCCAGTCATCGGTGTGATTGAGGGCGAATCGTCCAGGCAAGGCGCCTACGCACTCAGCAATCGACGTATCAACGCCTGCTCGGAGTGGGAAGTAGCCGTTGTCGTCCGAAACGAACGAGGACGCGTCGCGGCACGCGCCCGACTCAGGGAAATCCTCGAGAAGGTCAGGGACAACCTCCATTACGCCTCGTCGACCCAGCCGCCAACGGCTCGCTATGTCTGGAAGGGTGACAAGCGTGTTCAGGTCGAGGGCGATGACCTGTATGCGGCCATTGCCACGTTTGAGCTAACGGTACTGCTTCAGTCGTAACCGGTACACTAGGTAGGTAGGTAACTGCGCGTCTCCAGCGCGCTCAATAGCAAGGAGTGATTGGCCATGGCTGATCCGCTAGTTGGAAGTCGCGCAATCGTTCTCATGGACTTCGAAGCGTCGCTCGGTGTCCTCAAGGGAACCACGACCCCGAAGAAGGTCGCGATCGTCTCCGAGACGCTGGACGGCACGCAGAAGCTGATCCAGAACCCGACGATCCGGCCCGACGGCAACCGGGCCGACCCGGTCAGCGGCAACATCGCCGCGCAGGGCCAGCTGACTATCGTCAGCACGCTCGATGCGGCTCCGTGGCTCCTGAAGCTGTTCTGCCACGGGATCACGACCACGGGCGCCAGCGACCCGTACACCCACACGGCGAAGTGGAACATCACCTCGAGCACGTTCCACTCGTCCGTCATCGAGATCAAGTTCGCCGCGTCGATCTACAAGAAGCTCTTGGGCTGTCGCATCAAGAAGATCGGCATGAAGTTCATGTCCGAGGGCTTCATCCAGTGGACGATCGACTACATCGCCCTGTCGGCGACGTACACGACCTCGTCCGCCCTGCCCGGGACCGTCACCGACTGGACCGGATCGATTCCGTTCCACAACCTCCAGCTTGCCGCCGCCGATTGCAAGCTCGGTGGGTCCGCAGTGACGTACATCTCGGAGCTCGAGATCGAGCCGAACGTCAACATCCAGGAGAACGACTACCGCATGGGCCAGGACGGCGCGCGGTCTGGTCTTGCCGTCGGCGCGATGGACCTCAAGGCGAAGCTCAAGCTGCCGATCGAGGGCGCGACTCAGCTGACCCTCCTGCAGTCCTCGTCCACGACCTCGATCGATATCACGTTCACGGCTGAGGCCACGCACACGATGCGGATCTATCTCCCTCGAGTCACCGTCCAGAAGACGCTCCCGAACGTCGACACCGACATGGGGCTCTTCCGCGATGTCGAGGTCATCGGTTCCTACGATTCGACCGAGAGCACCCAGTTCGAGGTCGTGGTCAACAACGCCGTCGCCGCGTACGCGTAGTCAGTAACGCCGCGGCGTCCGCGGCAGCAACCCTGCGAGAAGGAAGGAAGGCATTCACATGGCAGCTACCAAGTCGATCACCTACACCAACGGCGACACCTACGTCATCTTCCCGCTGAACCGGAAGGCTCAGCTGGAGGCGGCGCAGGAGCTCAAGCGCAAGACGAACCAGTCGTTCCTGCTACAGGCGTCCGGCCTCGACGACGCCATCAGCCTCGAGTTCATCAAGCTCAAGAACCTCGTGTTCTCCTGCACCCGCGCCGACGGCACCAAGGCGTCGCCGGCCGAGATCAGCGAGGACATCCAGAACTACGACGCCCTCGCCGACTGGCTGTCGAGCGAGGCGACCTCGTTCCAGAAGGAACTCGACAAGGCCAAGGCGGCTGCCGTAAAAAACTCGTAGCCCTCGTCCGGCTCAGGCGGTCGGCGGGGGCCAAGAAGAAGCACTGCGAAGGCTGCCGTCAGATAGGTCGACTGGAACAGTTCAAGAAAACCGGCCGCTGGCCAAACGCGGCGGCCGGTGACCCTGGCTGGTGCCGGGAGACACTTTCCGAAGACTGCAAGGTGGACCTGGATGTCGTCACCGATGCCAAGCCGATTCTGGTCGCTCTTTCAGACAGTCCAGAAGCCTACTTCGCCCTCGACGTCTGGGATTCATGCCAAACGCAATGGCGGGTCGGCCCGGTTGGCGCGACGGGACTTGACTACCAGGGCGTCAAGGACGTCGCCGAAATTCTTGGAATCGACCTCACTCCAGAAGTGTTCGGGTTCATTCAGCAACTCGAGCTAGCCGCGATCGAAGAAATGCCGGAGAAGCGATGAACTATACAGCGGTCATCACCCTCCAGGCTAACAACGCCGCCTCGTCGGTGTTGCGCACGGTCGGGGTTGATGTCTCCAGCCTTACGGGAGCCTTGTCGCGGCTGGCCGCAATGGTCGGCGGCGGCATTGGCCTTGGGCAGATCGCCTCGGAGGCGACAGAGTTCGTTTCGGCGATGGAGCGGTCGCAGCTGTCGATTGCGGCGACGTTGCTGACGTTCAAGGAATTTAAGACGCTAGCTGGCGAGGCTGCATCCGAGGCGCATGCATACACAAAGGCGTTGTCTGTGGCGACTGACGCACAGGAAATGCTCCGCGTCAAGGCCTTCAGCACTACAGCCACGTTTGAAGAGCTTCTCTCTGGCTTCCAGAAGGTCGTCGGCGCCGCCTCTGGATCCAAGGCGACCACGAAGGACATGGTCGCGTTCACGGCCACGATCGCCAACCTGGCGACGTCGTGGGGCGTGTCGTTCGAAACGATCAGTACTCAGTTTCAGACGGTCCTCCTCGGTATCTCGCGCACTCAGGGTCGCGTGGGCGCGTTCATGCGGGTCCTTGGCGTCACGCCCGATGTCTTGAAGTCCTGGCGCGAACAGGGGACGATCCTCGAGAACGTCCAGAAGAAGCTGGCGCAGTTCGAAGCGATCGGGCCGGCGCTGAACAAGACCTGGGCCGGCGTGGTGTCGAACCTGCAGGACGTCATGGAGAACGTCCTTGGCGTTGGGTTCGCGTCGGCCGTGCGTGCGGCGAAGGGCGAGCTTGCGGGGCTTACGAACCAGTTCGTGGATATTCAGAAGTCGATCGACAAGGGGTTCGTCGTCTTCAACGGGGAGTTCATGTCCAGGCTGAAGGAAGCCTCGGACTGGATCGGCCGGATGTTCGCGGTGCTCGGGCCGCTGGCGCCTGCGTTCATCGACCTTGGCGTCGCTGCGGGGAAGGCCGGCGCCGAGTTCGTGGTTTCGATTGGGCCTCTTGTTGGGCTGTTGACCTCTGTCGTGAGCGGCGTGGCCAGCCTTACGTCTACATTCGGCGCCGCGGCCCTGCAGGGGGCTTTGTATTACACGGGGCTGATGGCGCTCGGCGCTGGGTTCATGTCTGTCCTCGACTGGCTGATCAAGCTAGAACGGGCGCAGATCGCCTACAACCTCGCCGTGAAGGCCGGTAACGCCACGATCGTTCAGGCGGCCAGCATCGCTACCGCATGGGGAACGGCTGCTGGAGTTGGCCTTGCGGCAATGGTCAATTGGATGGCCAAGCTCGTCGGCGAGACCGGCGACCTCGAGGAGAAGGCTCGGGCTGGCGAAGGCGCCAAGGCCCGCATCAACCAACTGTACGAAACCAAGGGAATCCTCACCGACCTGGCCGGTGTGACCGAGCTCAACAAAGTCCGCGGCAACGACCTTCTGGCCGTTGAAGCGCTCCTGGCCGCCAACTACTCGCACGTCAAAATCTCGGCGACCGAGGTGAAGGACGCCATCGAGCAGGTTACTGGCGCCACGATGGAGAACATCAAGTCGGAGGAGAACGCTAAGCAGGCGATCAAGTCCACTGAGAAGCAACTGAACGCTCTGCGCGCCGAGTACGAGAAGTTCGGGAAGACCCCGTACCAGCAGGCGTTGATCGATGCGAACAAGCGGCTGACGGACGCCGAAATCGAGCATCGGAACGCCGTTGAAGCCGCTAACAAGCAGGGCAACGCAACGGCCAAGAGAATGGCCGACGAGATCCTTCAGCTGCAGCAGTTGATCGTTGGGCGCGAGCGCGCCGCCGCCTCACTGCTTCGAATCAAGGACGCTGAGAAGGAATTCGGCGGGTTCAAGATACTTGGGCAAGTCGGCGCGACGTCGGCGACTCCGCCGAAGTCGTTTGTTGACGACTATTCCTCGATTCTGGATCGCATCGCCAAGGACACGGCGAAGGCTAACGGAGTCGTCGAGGACGAGGCCGCTGCGTCCAACAAGAAGATCGTCGAGGCATATCGCGACGCCTTGATCGAAAAGAATCTTCTGACCGAGCGAGCCGGCGTGATGCTCGTCGCCCTCGAGAAAGCCCTTGGCGACAAACTCGCTCGCGAGCAGGACGTCGTCAACGCGAAGCAGACTGGCGACTGGGAACAGGTCTGGGAGAACATCAACCGCACCGCGGCCAAGGGCGTTAATGAACTACGCGGCAGGTACAAGGAACTCGCCGACGCGATGGCCGACTCGTTCGCCGACTCCGGCTCGATCGCGTCCGGGCTGAAGATCGCCGTCCTCGACAT